CTCCGATACTATACCTTCCGCCTGTGTTAATTGTTCTCCCATCTTTACAAGTTTACCATTATCGGTTTCTAATGAACTTGTAAAAGATTCTAATCGTTTTGTTTCAACATCTAAATCAATTGAAAGAGTAGTTTGTTGAATCTGAGATTCTAAATTAGATAACTTCCTTTCTATTTCAGTTTTATGTTGCTCAAACTCATCCTTCTTTTCAACTAACTCATTAAATACCTTTCCATTAGTGTTAACAATCTCATCTAATTCTGCTAATCTCAAAGAGAAATCATCCTTCTTAAAATTCTTTAATAGAATAGCAGCTTCTTTATTATCTTCACTAATTACATCAAATAATTTATCAAACACATTTACTCCAATGTATTGTGCAAGAATATCTTTTCTTTCTGATTGTGATTTATCAATGAATAAAGCATTGTTACCTTGCAATGAAAGAGAAGTCATTACAAAATCTTCATAAGTACCTAAATACTTTTTGATTACATCATTTGTGTTTCGTCTTTCATCTCCGTTTAAAGATTCATCTATTCCATCAACTACTCTCCAAAAATTAACATTTACCTTAACCTTTTCTGTTTTAGTTGTATGAGCCTCTCGTTCGATAAAATAATCTATACCATCAATCTCAAAATTAAATTTACAACTGAATGTATCTTTTTGATTATTCATAATATGAGTAGCCTTAAATGCTCTACTACACTTATCGAATATACAAAATGAAAGTGAATCGAATAGGGATGATTTACCTTGTGTGTTTGGTGCAAATAAACCAATGATTCCCTTTGCTCTATCGAATTCTATTTTATTACCTTCACCATATGAGAACATATTACTGAATTCAAACTTCTTAGGAATCCATAGAATATTATCTGTATCTTCATGAGTAATCTTTGTGTTAACGTTATTGTTAATTTCAATTACTTTATTTACAGTCTCATTATCTAAAAGAAATTGTCTTTCTAAATACTCCTTAATTAACCCATTCTGAATGTTTACATCCTTAACATTACCCGCTAAGTTTCTAGCGTTTCTGTTTTTAGTTTTAAGAGAGTTCAATGTATCCTGCCTAGTGACGGTAATTTCAGATATATTAAACATCTTTTGTAATTCCGTTGATACTAACTTAATATCCCCACCCTCTGTTTCCTGAAATCTAACTCTTAGTCGAGGTTGTTTAGGTAACTTAGTTCCTATCTCATCATGAACCCATTGTGGTATAACTCCATTCGTTACATCAATAGTTAAGTAACCATAATCATTGTGAATGTTAAACTCTTCAAAAGTTTCATTTTTCACATCCCATAATAGGTAACCATGATTCTCTAAGTATTCTCCGTGATTTTGCTGAACAACCGAACCCGCATAAACTACAATCGGTTTACCATTTGCCTTATCTCTTTGTTGAACGATTTGTCTTTTGTGAATATCCCCCATCAATACCATATCAAACCCATCAAACATATCGGGTGTGAAATTGTTAGATGATACCACATAACCAATATCGGTTCTAGCCGCATCTACTGGTCCATGAAAGAAACATATTTTAGTTTTACCTTCTACATCTTTTCCTAACGGCCAATTCGCTTTCTTATCTAAGATTGAATAGACTGTAAAAGTTAATTCATTATTGATATGAGTTGTACCCGTATCTCTTAGGTAATATAAGTTTGGATTATTTAGGTTATCACAGATAGGAGTTAATACATCCAATCTATCCATATTGTTTAAGTTACAATCGTGGTTTCCTGTGATTACAAATGTAGGGAATCGATTTGCACATTCATTAAAAAACCAAGTGATTTCTCTAACTAATTCCGGACTCATTTCCGTTTTAGCGTGTGCAATATCTCCTGCTAAATAAATAACGGCATTCTCTTTCTTTTGAGAATCTACATCCGCTAAAAATTTAGTTAGAATCTCTCTATACTCCTTATGACGTTTTAAGTTACGGATGTGTAAATCCGCTAAGTGATAGATGTAATCTACTTTTAGGTTAAGCATGTTTATACTATATGTTGTGTTACAAAGATACGAAAAAAAGGTGAGACTACCAAATTATTTACCAATTAAATCCATTGGTGTGTTGCGGAATATTCTGTATGAATCCTCATTAAAGTGTTGAGTACTAACCTCGTATATAGTAGATAAATCATCTATAGCTTGCAGTTGATGTGGTAATCCTCTTTCTATTGTTACAGAATCTCCTACTTTGATTATTTGTGATATTAATTTACCATCTTCTACATCTAACCAACTGAATATAAAACTGCCTTGCTGAACATACCAACTCTCCTTTTTCTTTAAGTGATAATGCATTGAGAACTTATCACCGGTATTATTGAATACTAATAATTTTCCACAATACTCTTCATCATTGTGAATCCATAATTCGTGCCCCCATGCCTTTTCTATTTTAAGGGGTTGTTTAATTTCTACTTCTAATTTCATATTAATTACTTAATGGTGCTTTAATTTTTGGATGTGATTCGTATCCTATTAATTCAAAACAATCGGGTCTATAACTTTTAAGTTTTTCATCTAAAGTTTTTTCACCCAATCTTTCTTTAACCAATTGATGTTGATACCAATTCCTTTCGGTGATTTGGATTGTTGGTAAATCAAATGATGTTCTACCGATTTGTTCTTTTGCCTGTTCAATGTGGTTTTTATATAAATGTACATCTCCTAAGTTTCCAATCAATTCATCCGGTATCATATTCACTTCTTTTGCAATAATCTCCAATAACAATCCGTAAGAAGCAATGTTAAATGGTAATCCTAAAAATGTATCTACACTTCTTTGATTCCACATTAGGGAGATTGCTCTATATTTTCCAGGATGAACTATCTTTTCATCTCTTGTTGTTTTTCTAGTATAAAGTTGAAATCCATAATGACAAGGAGGTAATACCATTTTATCTAACTCTCCCACATTCCAAGCGGATACCACTAATCTTCTACTATCTGGATTTGTTTTAAGTTCGTTGATTAGGTTTTGGATTTGGTCAGTATCTTTACTACTCCAATCTTCTTGCCAATATTGACTTGTATCTACACTTTCCCAATTTCTCCATTGCTTACCATAGATTGGTCCTAACTCACCCCATTTTTCAGCAAATGTTTCATCGGTTTTGATTTTTTTAATAAACTCTTCTTTTGTAAGTTGCCCATCCGCATCAAGAGATGTTTTTGAAGCATAGTTCTTATAAGCATCACCATCCCAAATATGGCAATCATAATCTAATAGGAATTTAATATTAGTATCACCTCTTAGAAACCATAAGAGTTCCGTTACAATGGAATTCCAATGCATCTTTTTTGTAGTAAGCAATGGAAATCCTTCACTCATTTTGTGGCGTATTTGATGACCAAATTCTGAGATAGTACCAGTTCCTGTTCTATCTTCTTTCTCTACACCAAATTCAATGATATCACTTAATAGTTGTTGATATTTTTTGTCTAAGTTATTCATTATGTAAACGATAGTTTTAATCTTATTAAATCCTCAAATGATGAGGTTGTGTTTTGTTCTATTTGTTTTGTTACTTCTACGAATCCCATTTCCGAAGGGTCTTTACCACTTAATCTAACTAACTTACAATCGATTCCATTTGCAGTTAAGTATTCGTAGTGCCTAATAGCATCTCCCATTGCATCATCATCTAATACAATATTGATTGATGGCTTCTCCGTTAGGATTTTATCAGTTAATTCTTTCGATAATGTTTTACCCAATACCGGAGAAGCATTTCGTTTGATTGCTATTGCATCAAATGCTCCTTCACAAAGTGTTACGGGCATTTTCCAATTTATCATTGATTCAAATCCAATTATATTTTTTGATACAGGTGGATTCTTATATTTTAATTTCTCATCTGGATAAATACTTCTAGCCAAAAAGAAATTAAGTTGATGAAGTGAATTGTAAGATGGTACAATAATTCTCCCTTTATACATACCACCATCACAATATCCTATTTTATGTTTGAGAATATCTTTATCAGTTATACCTCTTTTCTTTAGGTAATTATATGCTACTCTGAACTCTATAATATGCTGATTATCCAAAAGAGTTTTATATTCCGATGGTAAATGTATCTCTACAAACTCTTCATCTTCTGCTCTTGCTACATATCCAGATTCATCGTAAATTTTCATTACCCTTTGGATAACATCATAATCTACACTCAACTTCTTTAATAGAGAATGAACCTTCTTGCCTCTAGCATTACACACCCAACATCTCCACTTTTGTGATTCTAAGTTGACCTGTAATTTAGGTTTATGATGGGAACAAAATGGGCAATAATATTGGATTTCGGAACTACCTAAGTTTCTTCCTTCTCCCAAAACTATATTCATTTGGCCTAATACATATTGTTTATCTATTTCCGATATCATATCTTTCTTTTAACCAATTAATATACCATCTATTACCACGATTATTAAAGTGAATATCTAATTTAGATACAAAGTATTCTGGATGATTTTCTGCTATATAAGATTCTACACTATTGAACTCACCAAACTTAATGTGATTACTATTTATTTCACGAAGAAGAACTCTATCCTTTCTGAATGGGCTCAACCCATTTAACGATACATCAAAATCACTTGAGTAGAAAAGGTACTCTAAATCCATACCAACTGAATTTGCTAGATTCTTTAATAGGTTTACTTCTAACAATAAATCATTTAATATATTTAACTCATTTCGATTTATAAAAAATCCCAAATAAGGCATGAATACCATTTTGATTAAATCCGAATCTTTTGTACCCATATTTGGGTATAAAGTATAATATCTATTATTGAAAATATCACCATCTCCATATTGAGTGGCGGATGTTTCATATGAATAAATTTTCCTTAGTAAATCTTTTTCATGCGGAATATTTGATTCATTAACACACATTCTACTACAAACGGTTAATTGAACTAGTATCGTGCTACCACTTACATCAATGTTCTGTTCTAAAATTTTAGTAAGCTTTAGCTTAACCAATTTAAGGATATGTTCGTTTGATAACGAATGATGTGTATTAAATTCTATATCGTTTAGATAATAGTCTTTAATATCCTCAGTAAATAACGAGAATGAATCTCCGAAAAGATACAATTTTTTCATACCCAAATATACGAAATTATTTGGAGATTTCCAAATATTTTTTGTAAAGCTGATTAGCTAACCAATTGTGAGATTCTAAACAAGGGTGGTCATCATTTACCCCTATATTTTCTCTTAGAGTGAGTCCACACTTTCTATTCATTATATCCCAACTTTCATAGGGAACATCATTGTATATAGTAGGAAGATAGTATTCATCATTCTTAGCTATATCATAAATAAGATTTCTTGAGTACTCCTCAACTGAACCGAGTAAGAATATACACTTACATCCATATTTCTCCTCTAATATAGTGAATCTTTTTTTAACTTCCAAAAACATTGTATTAAATATTTTTACAAGTATAGGATTCATTTTTTCTATATCACCCTTTGTTTGAATATGTGTGGGGTTTAACCTAGCTATGGTATATTTTATATCCTCATATAGCTCAGCTCCGAATAATCCACCTGTATTTCTATAGTTACTCTGAACATGTCCAATATCTCTAATAATGTTGGTAAATTGAAATACACATAATTTTGGGTTTAGTTGAGTTTCATGATTCAGATAATCCAACCATTTATCCATAGTTTCTAACGCACCATAGTTACTCCCGCCATTTCCAAAATTAGATACTTTATTAACACCTATCAGCGTTCCCAAAACTCCACTATAGTTATTATCCATTCTGTATAGGTGAAATTCTTGAAATGTTTCACTTATTGTTTGACAAGGTTCATACGAATTTTTACCTTTGAATTTATCGAAGGTATTAGTATATTTATCTTTCCATAAATGAAATTGTAATCCTTCACCATAAGTAAACGAATCACCAATTGTAATTAATAAATCACTCATATCTCGGTATATCTTTTCTGAAGAACTTTCCTAATATATTATCGTTGAAATAGACATCTCCATTTTCTAATACTCCTAATGAGAATAGATACTTTGTTTCCAAATATGTAAGATGCTTTGGGGAAAAGGCAAATTCAATAATCGTTCTTTCGAATTCTTCTTTTTTACCTTCTTTAATAAGTTGTTTGATTTCAGAGTGAGAACCATAATATGTTTTCCAATCACTCTCTTTTTGAACCTTCTTTTTCTTACTAGCTCTTTTATCAGTTATTTCAGCTAGTTCTTTTTTACCCAATGCTTTTGTAGTTACTGATATGAGTTGCTTCCTTCCAATATATTTTTTACCAGATGGAATATGTTTCACCTCATAGACAAACCCAAATGCTCCATAGGGAATCTCATTTATATCTGAGATTTCCCCTTTATCATATTTCCACATAACCTTTATTTTTTTACTATCTCTTTGTAGAGGATGAATATTTGGTTGAATTCACTTTACCTTTTCTTGCACCTTCTAGTACCTTTTCATCTGTATTATATCCGCTGATACCTAAAGTTGCTTTTGGTGTAAACCCATCTACTGCTATTTGTCCATTGATTTTAGGTTTACTAAAATCACTAGCTTGTCCTGAAGCGTTCTTCTCCTTTATTCTAGAAGTCTTGTATAAATCAATAATTTGCTTTGCCATATGTTTGTATCTTTTATATAAATATTACTTCGTAACGGATTAAGTATCAAATCGAACTACTATATTCACTGGGTAATCAGGTGTCGATTTTGGTTTAGAAGGTAATTTTGCTACTGCAACTAAATTCATCTCATCATCATACAATCCAACTGTAGTTATGTATGGTGCTAAATACGAACCCGTTGAATCTAGAGAAGAACTAAATTCATAATCATCAAATCCTATTGAACGAGTAACCGAAGTGCCAGGTGCCCCCCACGATGAGGTATAATTGAATATATGTTCCGATTTAATACGGAAATCTAAATCAAAGAAAGAACCACTATCACCTAATGCGGATGGTCGGTTTTCTATGTATTTGTTTATATACAACCCACCACTATAATGAGTTGTAGCCGATGGGTTAGTTGATATATTAAATTCGTTTGGTTTAACTTCCAAAAACAATTCATTCTCAAATATTGTTTTTGTAGATTGAAAACTCATCTGATATCCCGCACTTCCAAAATTATAATTAGTTCCTTCTATATATACACCACTACCTGTACTGAACCCTGTTTGCCAAGTTATAGTAGCTATACCATTTGCATAGAATATATTACCTAATGATTTTTTTGGATTTTGTATTGGGTAGGGTAAATCCCAATCCTCATCTGCAAACATTACTCCAGCATTAAAATCTGTTTCATCTATATCACGTGTATCTACTCCGTATGGTCTATCATTTTTGTACTGATAAGTTAGAACTTCATCATTATTAATTGTATCATCCCCAAAATCATTTTCATATAAATTAAATGTGTAATCCAACCCTTCAGTTGTTCTGATAAGCATACTGCCCGTATCATTACTTCCACTAAAATCTAATTCTATAATTCCTAATAAATCTCTATCATTATCAATTAAATTAGATTTTCCATCATCAACTATAGTTATAAATTCTCCTTTCTTACCTTTTGTATTTCTTGTTCTACCATAATCTACCACTCTAAATGAACCAGGTTTTATACCCTCTCCTATAAATTTATTTGGTATATTCCACAAGAAAAATCTATTACCTATTTGTCTTTCTTGAACTGACCCCAAACTCTTCATACTACCATACATCTTAGTAATATCGGTGAATTTACCAGCTAATATTTGCCCCTTATCACTAACAATATAACCATGATTATCTAAATATGATTGAAACTCATCTATATAAGAATCCGTAGTAATATCATAGTAATATTGATATGTGGTTGTATTACTAGTAATATCATTAATATTTTGTACTAAATAATATCTTTGTTTTTTAGCTTTATGTTTTTCTAAATTCCAATTCGTTACAACCGCTACTAATTTAGGTGCATTATTATAGAACATAGCTCTAATACTTCTATCAGTTGCATATTCACTATACGAATACTGAAAATCATAATTACTACCTGAACCAGCTATATTGAATGCTTCATAATCTTCAAATGCCCCCTCTCTACGTTCAATAGCGTGAAGATTTATTGTATCTTCATTAAAAGACCAATTTTTGAAGACTTTAAAAGGTCTAACGGTGATATCGGATTTAGGAATTGACTTAAACATATACCAATAAATATCATAATTAAAAAAACCCGCCGAAGCGGGTTCTATTAAAATTAAGGTTTAAAAATTAAGTTTAAAAACAAAGTTTAAAAATGAAGTTTAAAAATAAAATTTAAAAATCAAGTTTTACCTTAATCAACACCTCCTTATCGAAGGATTTCGCTATTGGTTGTGAAGTTTTAGCCACAGCCATTAATTCGTTAGCATCATTGAATAAACCAACTGATGTAATATATGTTTTAGGGTCTGTCTCGAATGAAGGTTCTCTTAGAGTACCATCTGAACCACTTGTGAATGTAGGATTATTAGAGAAGTTAAACTCTCTATTTGTTGCTCTTACAAAGAAGTGTTGAGTTGATACGTTTTCAGTTCTTCTCATTTCGAAATCTCCTCCACCTTTAATTGCATTAAATATTCTTCTGTGATTATACGTTTCAGCAGTAGGAGTTGTTGCAGTAGATGGTAACACCTCTGAACCTACTACGGTTGCTATAGCTGCCGGGTTTAATAAAATTATACCCAATTGTGGATAAAATTTACCAAATCCTTGTTGGTTAGAAGCTACATACGAATGAATCGTAGCATCCAATTCAGTTCCTAAATTATTAGAACCAGATACTATATTAAATACAGTTCCAGCCTTACCAGCTTTATCTGAGAATTTCTTACCACTATCATCGATGAAAGTAAACGAAGTACCATTAGAACCACTCAATGTGATTTTAATATTACCCGCATCCGCTTGTTGTCTATATCTTGCTCTTGCTAAGTTAATAACATAGATTTGGTTAGATTGATACCCATCTTCTACTGAAGAAGAATAAAAAGTAAAGAAATCATCTGCATCTCCCTCAAAGTTATTATTTAATAAAATTCTATATTGAGAGTATATCGCCTTAGTAGGTAATAATGCAGAATCCGAAGTTGTTAACTGAACTGAACCACTACCATATTTGTGTCCGTATGCTACTGCAAATTCGATTGGTGCAGTAGAACCGGTATTAGAACCAGTTAAGAATACATTTAAGTAATACTTTGATGCATCTGAACCACTATGTCCTGCTATAGTTGCGGTAGAACCGGTTGCAATAGCTCCACTTAAACTACCGCTACCATTACTCCATAATCCTTCAGTTACTACTTCTATTTTATTTGAAATAACATCAAAATCTCCGAATTTTTTATATATTCCGTTTGAAATAACCCCACCACTTGATAATCCCACTTTTTCATTAGCAGGTAAGTATTGGTTCAATAAATTAGCTACCGTAGTAGAATCTATTAATCCCGCATTATCTACTAAATATTGGGAAAGTTTCTGGGTTAAATCTGCTCCCTGTGCTCCTGTAATTTGTGCCATCTTATTATATTATATTTTTATGCTACATAGTTTACTGTCACAGGAATAGAAATCGAACCACCTGTTTCGTTTCCATAAACTGTCAATGTTGTTACAACCGCCGAAGTTAAATTCGGATTAGGGATGAATTCGAAAGTTAAACCTTTCTTAACATCCGCTGTTGCAGTTACATTATCACTAACAGAAATTTGTCCTGATGATGCAATACCAATTCCTACCAAAGTACCTGCTGTCTTATCAGCTAATACCGCAGTGTAACCACTTGTTGAGTTACCTGCTGGTGAGGTTGAAGGTGTAATAGAAACTTTACCTCTCGTCTGATTAGTACTAATAGCAGTTGTGCCGATTGATACTTGAGGTATTTTAGTTGTGTTTTTTGGAAGAGTTACAAGTTTGTATCTCAAAACCTGTGTTTCATCTGGAGAAGCTTCTAATATAGGAGTAGCTTTAATTGCCGCATCATAATATGCAGAACCCTTTGGGTGTGCCGCATCAAATAATTGGTAATCAATTTCATCATCACCCAATGCGAATTGAGTAATACCTAATTGTTGACCAGCTGCCAATTTTTCTCTACCTTTCTTTGTTAGAATAGCATCTACAATGATTTCCGAGTTATCTAAGTATGCCATGTTTTGGTTTTCTTTTTGTTATTTCTATTATAAATATATAACTTATTCGTTTTATACAAAATCTTTTAATCTACCTCTAAAATTGGTTCTCCACTACCTCTACCGGTTGGTCCAACTCTTAATCTATTAGGGTTAGTTGAGAATGTTTCAACCGCTGGAGTTCCATCCAAAGTTGTTAATGATGTTTGCTTAGAACCCATATAAAAACTATTTTCCAAACCTCTAGTGGTATCCTTTGTATTACTATAATGACCCGATGTTAGCCCTACAAACGGCTCAATTGCAGTTATTATACCATTTTTATATGGATATGTTCCTAAACCAGCTAATATATCTATATAGAATGAATGTTGTAATGGTGCTCTAAAAGCGGGTACACCAAGTGAATAATCTATTGGGTCTATTAAAATTAATTTCTTTTCATATCGTGCTATCTTTTCCAATACTACCTTATCCGTTGGTGCTAATTTAGATGTATTAAATAGTGAACCGGATAATCCGTTTGCAGGAACTCTTCTAGGTACACTTCTAGTATATTTAACAGTTATTATATATGAATTATATCTTTCAGTTAATACTAAATTGCCGGACTCTTTATAATACGTTCTATCAACTGCTCCATTAAATCCTACTATTCCAAATCCTTTGTTAAATGGAGAATCTGCATCATTACCCACTTGTTGGTATGAATCTTCTAAATCAACTTCACCCAAAACAGTAGGATTCTTCAGCCCACAATCTATTTCTATTACTATGCCTCCTGCATTTGGTAAATTTGATAATATAGATGCACTAGATGTAATATTTCCAATAACACTATAATTTCCACCATAAGTAGGATACTCCGTTGTTATATTTAAATTTTCAATTATATCGTAACTACCTGAATAGTATGGAAGAGTTGCTTCAAATGTTATACCATCGTTCATATTAAGAGAACCGGTATATGTAGGAACACTCATTTCTATTAAAATCGTATCCATTGTATTAATAGAAGCAGTATGTAATATATTTTCTGCTACCGGTCTATTAATCTTAATTTTACTTCTTTCTAATAATGATGGTTCAATTAATAATCCTTTTGATACGTTAGCTCTTACAGGAATTACCTGCTCTAACATATCAAACATAGATTTATCAATTGATTTAATAAGTTTTATATACTCATCAAAATTTAACTGAGTTCTTTCAAAATAATAATTTCTAAGTTGGTCTAAGTCTGTATAAGTATCAGTTCCATATTCATCATTCCAATCTCCGATATAATCTCCAATATTGATAGGGCCTAATGAACGAAGAATATCCAAATTCAATTCTTTAACAGGTGAGAAGAATAATCCCAATCTGTTTGAATCAATCGGTGCTCTATCATACGCCTTTTTAGTTGCTCTTTGTTTATATGATAGTTGACCAGTTAATGTGATATCTTCAGTTCGTACTTTATCCTTTCCTACAAATCCTATTGAAGGAACTTCAGCAGTTACGAATCTTTCATATACATCATATTGGTATGGATAAGAACTTGCAGTTGTAAAAATACTAGCAGTTGCATAACCACTATATCCACTTACAACAATTTGTTTATTATTAGTATCTAAAGAAGATGTGTATGTTACAAATGGTGCTACGTTCTTTATAAACTTATCACCACTTCCAGTTTGTCTATTTTTAGGATATTCAAAATCTGAACGGAAAAAAAGGTCTGATGTGGATGAGTAAACATCGTTACCAAATATTGTATCCGGATTTAATGTATGCGATGTTATTACCGATTCACTCAATGCTCCACCCCAAATTCTTACCTCATCTATTGAACCACTAATACCACCTGCATTTTGACCACCAAAATTAATCGTACTACCACTTAACCAAGATATAGCAGTATAATATTTTGCATTAGAAACTAATGAGCCAGAATTAGATGTGATTAATAAATCCAATGCATCAGATTCGCTTAATGATATCCTATCACCATTAGCTTGTTTATAATACATTGTATATTGCTCATAATCCAAACTTCTAGTTAACGTATTACCAATATACTCATTTCTACTAAGAACTTCTCTTTGAATAGTAAAGTGTTTATATGTGTTATCAAATATAGGAACATTTTGAATACTCATTGATACTAATTCAGAACCTGAAGTTACTACACCAGGAGAAATATAAACATTACTACTCGCACTCATTTGGAATACTATATCACCATATATCGTAGAACCAGATGGTACTAACTTAACATTCCATATACCACTACCATTTCCACCAATGTTTACTAAACTTTGTGTATGATAAAGAGTTGTAGATTGTGATACAAATGGTAATACAGATGTTTTAAATCTAAGTTCGATTGCATCAGGGTCATTGAATGATGTTCCTTCTTTCCAATCAACGGTAAGATATTCATCTCTAGAAATGTTAAGTGCCGCAGTTCTATCCTCATATGTATATTTAGTACTCTGAGAACCACTATTTGCAGGCCCTCCAAATTCAACTATTGTTAATAATGAAGATGGTACACCATAACAAGCCATAATTGCATTAATAGCTTTCTTAGTTCCTTTGTGTTTTAAAAGGTATGGTAAGTTGTTTAATATTCTTCTCCAAACTTGATTTCTTGCTTGCTCCGGAGTATAAGAAGGCGACACATTATTACCTAATGAGTTTTGATTAGTTTTAACCAATCCATCTTCATTTGTTCCAAATGCATATTGCCACAATTGATGACCACTAAAGGGAGTCTTTGGGTCCCATCCAAAGTTTTCTAATAAGGTATAAACTAATTTATCAGATATACCATCTGTAGATTTATTAGTTACTTTTCTAATTCTATTAATTCCATTAATATATGACCAGATAATATCGAAATGTTGGCCTATCATTTCTAAGAATGAAAGGAATTCTAAATTACCTGAATCCTCTTTTATAAATTGAGGTGTGTGTTTTACTAAATAGTTTCTGTTTTCTCTATCATATACTTCTGCATAATCTTTTTGAATTTCAAAAAACTGAGAGTTTGAAGAATTTACTCCATAATCAACATACATCTGTTTCTCAAATCCATCGAATCCATTTTTTATAATTCTTATTTTATCATCATAAGATGCACTTGTCAATAATGATACAGATGAAGTAGATAATGTAGAACCTGAATAAAGAGTAGTTGTTAATTTATTTTCCCAATTCTCAATTGTTTCTATTTTATATTGAAAATTTTCTAAACGAGTTTGTGCACTTGAAAAGTTAACAAAGTTTTCAAATTTTAAAAAATATGATGAAGTTACATTACTGCCACTAGTGTATTCAATATTAAGGTCTTCTAAATTAAATTGAGATTTTGATAAATATTGATTTACTATATCATTAGAAGTAACTGAACCGCTTGCTACAATTTGATTAAAAAATTCATAGCCCGTTTCATCTACTACATCTATTCCAAAGTTTGGTTTTAATGGAATACAAGTATTTTCATCACTATCATTTATAATAATAGTTTCTACAATAGATGGTATTATTTGTTTAGTAACCCAAATTAATTGATTTGGAGTTATAGTTTCTGCTACCGGTTCTAATAATTTAACTATTAATGAATAATAATCTCGTTGTTCTCTTACCCTTACGGTATTTCCACTTTGAGGGTCTATCTCATATCTAGTGGGAACAATTTTTTCACCCTCTAATGAGAATGTAGCGTCATCCGCACCTGTATTTGTTATAACATACGATTCATCATTATCTGTTTTAACTTGATAGTATAAGTGTTTATCATCTTCAAATACAATGTTATCTTCAAAATCTTTTTTAGTTGTTTCGCCTGAGAATAGTTGAGAAAATACATTTGCAAACGTATCTAAAACTTCTCCACTTGAAACAATGTATTTAGCCTTTTGAACAAAAACAGTAAAACTTTCTCTCTTACCTACTATTTTACCATTTATACCATTAAAATATGGTTGTAAGGTAAATGTTATTTCATACGAATCATCATCTTCATTAAAATAAGTTTTATATGAATTATATAATTCCTTTGCCTTTAATGTGATTTTAGCCTCTCCATTTACTATTGGAGTATTAAAAATTTTATTATCACCTAAAAATACATCAACTCCTTCAGAATCTACTGTATCTATATCAAACTTAAAATCAAAATCTAAAGGTCTTAAATCGGCCTCTATAATATTTCTATCAAATATAATATTAGTTACATCCGGTTGACCATATGTTTTTTCTACATATACATTTATTCTAGCCCTCTGTTCTTCTCCATCTTTTAGTAAATCATTTCCAGCTATAACTACTAATCCATATATTCCTACCGCGTTTGGGTTATTTAATACAATTATAGCAGTTCCGTCAACAACGTTGGCAATCTTTGCTCCATTTGAATTTGCACCCGATTGATTTGGGAAATAGTATTTTACATATGTAGCATTTTGTACTCCTACACTTATGGAAAATTCTTTATTTAATTCCGTATTCCATTTGTATGTTGGTTGTAATACATTTGAAAATTTAGCTATATTATCAGTAGTTACATTTTGCTGACTTGTTACATTTATAGTATAACTTTCTACAATATTTTCTAAATCAAATAAATTTGCTGAACTATCTTTTACTAAAGTTCCATCACTTTTTGATACCTTAATACCAGTGATGTTAAAGTTTATAGCATCTGCTCTACCTATAGATAATTTACTATTCTGTAATACCTCAATAGTTCTAGTAGTACTTATAGTTTCCTGAACATCTAATGATGCTGCATTCTTATAATAAACTCTTACCGAAGGTCGGTCTATAGAGTTAATAATAGTTATAGAAATGGCCTGAGGAGGTGCTGGTGTACTAACTGAAATGTTTCCCTCAAATGGAACATCCAATATTATATCAGCTCTGTAATCCTTAAACGGTATTTTTATCTCTCTTTGTGCCATTACTTAATAATTATCATTTATTTTTGTTCGTCCATTCTCGGCCTATCAGCTACAAGTTTACTACCATCATATAATCCAGAATCATAGTTACCCGGTTCGTAAAAACTTCTTCCTCCACCACCAGAGCCACCGCCACTTCCATCAAACTGTCCACCACGTGTATCAACAAATCCACCACCAAATCGTTCTCCGCCTGGCACAGGAGTGCCCTCAACAGGCGTTGTATCTGCAATATTATCAATTTCTATTATGGAAACTTCATTTTCAATATCTTTTCTAGATTGAATTAAAAAATACTTTTGTGGTTTCAAATCACCACTAACCAATGTTAACGTAGATGGATTTAATAATCGTTGTTCATCTAAACTAAATGTAACTCTTCCTTTTGAATTCGATTGGTCTTCTATTTCAGTACCGTTTAAATAAGCTTTTGCCAAAACATCGGTTCTACTTAAATTAGTATATGTGTTTATTGTAAAAAAAACTTTTCTAGAAGTTATATATGGGCTTGTATATGGGTCAAATGCTAGAATATCTCCACCTGGCGCTCTTCCTCCTCCTCCACCTCCGCCGCCGGTTGAGGTTAATATAGAATCGCTAATGCCTCCTGGATTTGTACCAGCGGAAGTAAAATCGTTAGCTAATTCTTCTATAGTTCTTTGTGCCATCTTTTATTTATTTTTGGTTATCTCTTTTATTTCTTAACCTTTCTGCAATAGAAGATGGTATTCCAGCTCTTCTATCACCTTCCGTTGTACCGGTAGTAGTTCCACCTCCTGTTCCTCCGTTAGTTACATTACCCCTTCCTCCAAATAAACCAAGTTTCTTTTTAGTTATATCTTTATTTAAAAATCCAGTTTTAGGTTTATTTCCTTTTTTTCTAAATTTATCTAAAAATCCACCACCACCTCTTTCATTAATTACATCTGATACAGTTGTCGCTGGAGTTTCCATAACAGGAGTTTCTATTATTACAGGAGTTTCTACACCAGGAACAATAACTGCTGTTTTAGTCACAGATGTTACTGCATCTTTAATTTCTCCATACGTTGGTATTGGAACAGATACTCTTTCTGTAGAAACATTTTCTGTAACCTTATCGGATTCTAATTTTTGAATTAATGTAGTTAAGTTATCTATACTTTCCTGTGTTTGTGCATCTATCAATACTTCATTAGCCAATGTTCTTTTCGGAAGATGGAAATCACATGCATCTCTAAATTTTTTATTAAGAAGATTCACAATATCATTTTTATTATAATATGTAAAATCAATTTCATCTCCTAATGGTTTACCAAAATCTGAACTTCCTATAATTGAATTTTTATGAAGTAATGCATGTCTAACCGCTTCACCCATAGATTCTAATACTTTGCTAAAGAATTGGTCATAATTAGTAATACCAAATTCATATTGTATTCTATCTATGTAATCCTTTGATTTTATTTTAGCAAATGTATCTTGTAATCGCTGAACATCTAATCTGTTTATAATTTCGTTTATTTCAGAATAAACCTCATCCCCACTAAATCTACCTACTACAAAACTTTCATATGCCTGATTTAAATCTCTTTCTATATCAGCTTCATACGCAATATTTGTATTGAAATTATTATAAGGTAATAATCTTAATTCTGTTCTAGATGGTGATATTTCATGAATCCATAATCTATCCATTTCTATTTTAGAACCAATTCTATTATTTACAAAATTAAATTGCACTCTAAATACTCCTGTGTTATACCCCGCTTCTTTTACTAATTTTTTAACATCTATAAGAAATCCTCCTCCATCATATATCGTATCTAATACATTTTCACTTCTTATAATATAATTTGATATTTCATTTGCATTTATATAACGAACATTTCCATAATCTTTTTGTTCTAATATGTTACTAGTAGAATCATACAATATAAATTCTAAAACATCATTATTACCAATTAAAAAAGGTGTTGCAATAAATCCCTTATCTATTAACTTAAGTTCAGTAGCGCTTAACTCAGTAGTAAGAGATGTTCCCTTCTTTAATACATCATCAATATTTTTAAATTTATCTAAACTCATATTTTTTAACTTCTATGTTTGTATAAATTACAACTTAAAGAAACTTCTCCATTTTTACTTTTAAATGATACAGTTCCAATGTAGTTTGTAGCAGAACCTCCTCCGAATATTCCTAAGAACGTTCTAGGTCTAGGGTCTAAACCATTGATTACACCAAAATCAGGTTGCATCGTTACTTCAACTTTTTGTTGAGGTTCTATATTAACTATCGATGGCCCACCAATCCACGATTGAGTTCCTTTAATTTTTATATCAACGGTTATCGGTTCTAATGTTGTATTAAATAATTCTACAGTTGGCCCATTGTTCCATTTACCGGTTGAATTACCCGTTTTAACATCAAAATATAAATCCTTATTTGCAGGGTCTGATTTTTCAATTACTCTAATGGTAAAATCTGCAGCCGCTTTAGCTCCCTCTGCTAATCTGGCATTTTTACCATTTAGTTGTTGAGTTAAACTATCTACTTGTTTTCCAAGAGATTGAACCGTCGCACTCTGTCCCTCATTTCTAGCTTGTAATCCAGTTTTTTCAATACCCTCACTAACTGAGCGTTGTAATGCAGTTTGCATTGTATCATTTACCAAAACAAATTGTTTTCTAAGTTGTTCTGCGTTTGATTCTGCAGTAACTCTTAATAATCTTTCATTATCTAATTGTATATCTAATGATGCTGATATTGAAGTTAATTCTGATACTTGCGCCTCTAATCCTCCAATTACTATGGATTGTGATAATATAGTTTCGTTTGCAAGTTCTAATGAACGAGTTGCCTGATTATATATTACACGTGGAACTAAATCTAATTGTGTTTCTAATCTATCTGGAATTAATTCAACTACATTTATATCAATTGTCTTCTTTAATTCATCAGTATTATATACTCTTTTTTTAGAAGGTGCATACACAAACCCTCCTTTCTCATCTTCAACGTTTGTTTGAAAATAAGAGTTTGGTTTGTTTTTAGCCACTAACGAACCACTATTCTGTAAATCCTTTTTAATTAATTCAAATTCCATTACTTAATTATAAAAGTTAAATCATCTTCAATAAATTCAGTTATACCATCCCTAACTATCTTAAACAATAATCTATAAACTCTATTCTTAGCGAAATTAGAAGTATCTAAATTAATGTAATTACCATTCGCATCACAACTGATTTTTGTGTAATCCGAAAAATCTATTATATTAACTTTTGTTATTTCATCTCTAACTGCATAATATGAAGTTTGAGGTAAATACTTAACATCATCATATGAAAAGGAATTTGTAAAACTTTTAGTTGGATACAAACTTCTTCCTATTATTTTTATCTTAACTTTATTACCCTCAGTATAATTATCCCTTAATTCTTTACTTCTAACTATAATTTGTGAATCAGTTAATGCAGTAAGTGAACCGGTGATAAATTGAGAATCATCCCATCCTAATTTTAACAAAGGTTGAAATATAGTGTTTGTTTCTTTAGAGTAATATTTTAGAACACCATAATCCAATGAAGTACTTTCAGCTGATGATGTATGTGATAATCTTAATCCATAATTAGCTGAACCTGTCCAATAATCATATATTGGTTTAATATTCATTTTGATATCTCCATCGAAATATGTAAATGATTGAATAGTTTCTATTGTATAATCAACTCCACTTTGGTTTGTCCAATTTATACCATCTGTGTTAATATTTTCAGGCCATGTCCCTCTCCCCATATTCCAACTTTCAGTTACAGGATATCCATACACCGAATAACTCACTGCCAGTTCTTCGGGCTGAGTAAGTGTTAATTGTAAAGTAGCCGATGATGCGGTTACATAAGATGGTACATTATCTATATCAAATTCAATAAATGTTCTAGCATTATCTCTTTCCGCAAAGCGTGAGTAATGTTTGGATATAGTTAGTATCTCATCTAAACCTGTGTTTTTATTTACATATAAACTATAAACCGATGCATCCTTTGATGCCGTTACAAAGTATATCATTATATAGCTTTACCTTTAATATCTTTATCAGGAAACTTAACTTCAAAGATAGATGGGTCTAACGATGGATAGATAATCTTATTCTTTGTTGCTGCTTGTATATCGTAACTATTTCTTGCATATATACCACCACACTTATTTACAATCTCAACCCTCTGAACCGATGCAACACCTTCAACCATAGCTATAGTTAATTCTATATCAGAAAGATTTATAGTTTGATTAAATTGCCAATTATTTATATCGAAGAAAGATTTTAACTCATTTATACAAGTTAATATTACTTCTCTTTGATTAAAGTTTTTATATGTGGTTATTTCAAAATTAACACCTATATTAATAATAAATCCATCGATTATGTTAACACCATCGGTTAACATTCTATATTCATTAATATATGTTTTAAGATTTTCTTTTACAGCTCTGTTTAATGTAGTTAGGTTTCCGTTTGAATCATATCCTAATGTATAAAGGTTAATAGCAAAAGGATTTACTAACTCTGCATTTTGTGTTGTCTTTTGTACAAAATTTCTAACTAATCCTTTTATATCATTTGTAGTTGGTATGTTACCCCCATTAGCAATTGCTGTTTTAGTTATAGTTTTTACTATTTCCGTAAATTGGTCTACGTTATCAGTTGAGTTTAAAATACTTTCAGGTGAATTAGCATTCAAAGAATTATCACCAACCGCAACTACTTTAGCAATTGCACCAAACTTTGAAGGCATTGATAAAGCTCTTACCTGATAATCTTTTGATGTCACTGCTCTATTTTGTGATGCAAAATTAGCTAATGCACTTTCTCTAATCTCTTCTATTGTATCAAATCCTCTTCCTCCTTTTGCAGGTATTTCGTTTTCAACTGCAACTGAATTTTTGATAAACGTATATACGGTATCATCTAAATCTAACATATCTACTAAATCATTATCAAATGTAATTGATGATATAGTTGTCAAATCTCCTTGTGGTACATTTGAACTAATTCCTCCTCCTACTAAATAATTTATCGTTAATGTAGTATTAGATGGTGATTGACCATATGATTTTGTTTTTAAAAAATTGGTTGGGTCATATGATTCTCCCATTCTATCGATTGAACTATTTAATCCTAATCCTACATTTTTAACGTTTGGTATTAAAAGTTCATCTGATAAAGAACTATCTCCACCACCAAAATGAATTGATGTGGTAAAATCATCGTTTACTCTACTTACAAATCTTCTACTAGTTTTTAATAATTTTAAAAGATATGGTACAGTTTCTTTAAATTGATATAAATCTGGGTCATTAGATTCTGCATTAGGATAATCAATATATATTGTTTCTTGCGCCAAATATGGAACTTCATACCATTTATTACCCTCATCATCTATAACAGATTCAATTGATATAACATTTGTTTCCGGTAAAATCAATGATGCAAATGATTCAGCTGAAGTGAAAGGTTGAGTGTATTCTTTTTCTGTAGCTGATATTGCCTGAATTTGCTTCTTAACTAAATAATAATTAGGAACATTAAAATCTGATAAATTATATACAGAAATTTCTCTATCGATTGGGTCACTAAAATCCAATGATTCAACCGTTCTAAAAGTAATTTCAGAATTAGATGTAGATGTTATCGTTAATCCAGAATTAAGTCTCAATAAGTATCTAGTATCCAATTCACCTGCGTTATCTGCTTTACATAATTGATATACAGATAATGTTGTTACTGCTGGCGCAGATGATTTTGGTTTATACCCTAATAAGTTAGCTAATGCAAATACATTTTTTTCTTCGGATGCATATTGTATTAAACTCTCTTTTAAAGAAGCATCAGTATAATAACCTAATACATCTCCTATGTAAGATGCCATTTCAATAAACATCATACCAGGTGAGGTTTCATTAAAATCGTTATATGTACTTGGGAAATATGTTTTAGCATACTCCATTAAGTTAGTTCTAAACGAATCGAAATCCTTACCTAAATAGGATATATCTCTACTATTTCTACCTATATTTTTATTTGTTACTTTAAATGCCATTATTCATTTATATTAAATGTTACCGTTTCTAAATTTTGTTGTCCAGCAACTCTAAAATTCAATGTAACCGTAAAGAAATAGGTATCTCTATTTGTGTTTGATTGGTCTACCAATATTTCATCAATTGATATATACGGCATCCATTCTTGAATAGCTCTATCAATAGAACGTTCAATTTCTGATTCTAAATCATCCGTATTTTGGTTAAATAGAGTATTATACAAATCCGTACCAAAAGTGGGATGCATTAATCTTTCACCCTTTCGGGTTAAGATTAAATTTTTTATATTGGATTTAACTTGCTCAGAAGTTTGGTATGATTGAGCAAAATAACCACCATTCCCCTTTTGTAATGGAAGAGTGATTCCTATTGCTACCCTATCCCTTTCGGGCAGGTCTTTTACCAACTTAGGGCCAGTTATTATTGCCATTATCTATTTTTATCTTTACTTGCCGCCAAAACCTTAGCACTTCTTGCGATTGCTTTATCTAATATATCATTTCCGGTACTGATTGGAGCAGATGGATTAGCATACTGTGGTTGCATACCCATTTGTGGATTACCATATCCAATCATTTCTGGAGTTATAGTACCATACTCACCATCTGTTCTAGAAAAATTAGGTCTAATTCCTGCCATTGCAGTTTCATTAAGAACCTGATTTAACATTGGGTTCTTAACATAATTCTTTTGTTCAGGCTGAGATTCTCTATCTCTGCTTAAAATTTTGTTAGCTAAATCGAACGGGTCAGCACTTTCCTCCACCAATGATTTAAGAGAAGATTGTTGTTTAGCAGGTTGTGTTTTCTTAACCTCTGCTAATACTTCTTTTCTTATTTCTTCTTTGATAAGAGAAATTTCTTTTTTTACTTCCTCCTGAACGATTATTTGAATTGCTTTAAATAGTTTGTTCGTGTCCATACATTGTTATTGTTTATATAAATATTTGCTTTTATTATTTGGTAAAATTAAGCTGATATTGTAGTACTTAATTTAGTTTGTACCTGAGCAACCCACGCTTCAGTTGTACTTGTTGGGGTTATACCCAATTTACTAGCTATCTTAAATCCACCCTGTCTAATAAGAGAATAAGCGCTACCACCTATCTTATTTCCAATCAATCCTTCGTTATTTATCCTTAAATTAACAAAATATTCAGCCAAATCTTTAGGGTCTTTCATTCCTTTTTCATACACATCCACTAAACGTTTGCCAAATCCTTCGAACCAACCAGGGCCATTCCAAGTAGCATATGCGAAATTCCACATAAGCTTACCATTCGTTGGAATCAATGCTTTTAATTCTTCATTTTTAACAAAATTCTTCATATTTCTATCAAAACTAACCTTCATTATTTTTGCTGCTAATAGTACTAATTGAGATTTTAGTGGGTCAGGTGGTATATAATTATATGACCAATTATCCCATGCGTTCTGAGCATCGATTAATCTAAAAAATTCTACGCCATCTGTTGGGTTGTTTTTTTCAATATTTCCAGCGATTCTATCCAATCCAAACATAGTTTCACCACTTTTGTGATATCTCTTATCTTTGATAAAGGGTGTTCGTGTACTTGCTCTATAGTGTTTATGTCCAGGAACATTATAAGGATGGTCTACAACCATTGCAGGATTTCCATAACCTCCTTCAACCGTAGCAATAATTTGTATAGCCGCTTCTAAGAATGTCAACGGTTCGTCTGTTATCGGCCTTTTAGATATAGTTAAATCACCTTCTCCTCCTCCAGAACCATCTCCAGCTGCTGTAGCATTGTAAGCTGCAACAATAGCATCGGCATTTCCTAATAAATCAGGCCTATCTCCTAATCCTAATGCTAAGAAAGCACTATCAAATGATAATTGATTTGATAAAATTGCAGCACTCGCATTTGTAGTAAATCCTAACCAATTTACTATACCGGGAGTAAGTACAGCAGCAGGTGGTGCCCCCAACATTGCCATTACATTAAATATTCCACTTACGGTTCGCAAATGTATATCCGCGGCGGTAATGAAATTATTTATAAAGGTATCTACATTAGGTTCTCCTTTATAAATAAAAGTAGGTATCTGTGCGGTTGTTCCTGGATTGGTACATAATATACTTAATACTGATAACGATGGAGGTGTATATCCCGGTGGAACAAGTGCAAGTGGTTTCATTGGAGCAAGAGTTGCACCTGTCCAATAGGTTACAAATCCAGTTGATAAAAGTTTAATTAAATCTAATTGTTCAGGTGATGTGGCTTGTTGTAAAAATACAATTTTAAACATTGCCTCCATTCCTGCAACATTACCTGCTAAAACCGGGTTACCGGCTACCAAATCACCTGCAGGTGGTACTTTCATTGCCATATCATATGCTATTGCCAATTGTTTGGGTAACACATCATAATCTAATGGATATGATTCCATTACAGCCCTTATTTGTGTTTTAAATCCTTCCCAACCTGGCATATATTAAAATTTATTAAGCTACCCCAACTTTTTTTGATAATATTGAATCTAACCTGCCTCTAATTTGCTCAAGTTTTTTTTCCATTTCTGGATTCATACCACTAACAGGTCCTGCTGGTGTAAGTAAACCACCTGCTTTAAGGTTTTCCATTTCAGTTATTATTTCCTTTAAAATATTTACTAATGATTCACCTAATACCGCTGGTTGTACTCGTATATCACCCAATCGTATCTTTCCAGCGTTTCCTACATATAAAGTAATAAATTTATCTGGAGCTTGAATATCGATATTACCTTTTGAGTTTATGTTTGCCCCTAACTCAGTATCAACGGAAAAAATTCCATCGGTAATTACACCATAATGACCTTTAGACCAAAATATCATTTCATTTATTCTAGATGAAAAAACTAATCTATCGGATGATATTATAATCTGATTACCATCTAATGCTGGAGGATAATTTTCAAACCCGTAAGATTTTTTGGGTAAAAATCCTGGTAAAGGGATTGCTTTCTGTGGGTTCATCTTAAAATTAGTAGTTCCTACAATCGGCAGAGGTGTTCCAGGTGAAAATGGTGATGTATAATTTCCACTACTTATTGCAATGGAAGAACCATCTTTATTTATATCCTCTTCTACCTCACCTCCTCCTAATATTCCCGACACAATTCCTCCTAATAATCCTTTTTTAGCTTCTCCATTTCTTATAATCAAAATTGGACTACCACTACCAGCACCACTACTCATTCGAATTGATTGACCATATCTAGATTGAATAACAGTATCTCCTTCGTATAATTTTAATCTTTTAGCTGGCTTGCCACCCGTTAATCCTGCCAATGCACTTCCACCTGATAATGCCAATGATTTAAATGAGCTTATATCAGTAAGAGGAGATTTTGCCAATCCCTGTCTACCCTTCATTACACTTGAACTGATAGAGTCGTTGAAATTGAATCTCCTATAGGAAGGTACGTTTGAATCATTAAATACTTCAACTATCTCACCTACCATCGGCACGGTTAAACACATTTCATCAATTGGGTATGCCGTTTTTGCAATACCTTTATTATTAAGACCCAATCCCTTTACGGATATTGAACCTGGAATTATATTATTACCAGTCGCATCTTTTTCAATTGAAAGGTACACTTTCTCAACAACTCCTAAATAAGTTGTTGGTTTACTTTGTACATTGTTGGAACTTGCGCTTACTCTATATTCACTCTTTGTGCTTAATAAATCTGCCATTATTTTTTGGTTTGTTCAAGTTTCCTTTGGATTTCTTCCAATTCATATTCAATATCATCTACTTTATCCATAGTTTTAGCTTGAACGTCTTTTGAAATCTTCTCCAATTCACCCAGCAACTCTTCTTTTTCTTTGTCGGATAATAATCCTCCATCGTTAATTCCTTTGTATTCCATAGCAACGAATCTTTGTCCAATTGTTGCTAATCTAATCAATATATCATCATTCTCTACTGAGAACTTAACCAAATCTTTGATAACCGGTCCAATAGATGCTATATCACCTGCATGTCTGATTTGTTTTTTGAATTCCTCAATCAAATCACTTATTTTCTGTTTTTTTGAATGTTGGTTAGAATATATCTCACCGAATAAGTCAGATAACTTCTTTTCCCCAAACATTACAAAATCTGTAGATTGTTGTTTTGCCATACTAATAAATACCTTATTAAATAATTTTTTGTGTATCGATAAATTTATAGAATTCATCAGATAGTAATTGGTATCCTTCCGAATTAGGGTGTTGTGTTCCACGAGTATCCCATCGTTCTGTATGTTCCCATAAATCAACCCTATTAAACGTATTTAAATACCCCCTAGCGGTTTGTTTTCTGAATTCCCAATAAACTCTACCATCTATCAAATCCGTCTTATCATAGTGAGGTAGAATACCCATAAACATATCTTCTATACCATCTATAAAGATGTGAGATATCTTATAGTGTTTAAAAAATTCCTGTAAAAATACTATGTAATTTTGGTTAACTATACTATAATAATTTTCGTTATATAGGTTAAGTAAATAGAATTTCTTATAATCCTCCATAAAGAAATCATAATATCTATTTTGTGTTTGGGTTGAAGTAAAGAATCTATCAGGAGTTTCCATAAGATGTTTCGTACTCCAACTTAACCACTCACCTTTTGGCCCCTTTGGAAAAAATGGTAAGTAATCTCTTAAGGATGAACTCCACATTATGATTACTAAATCATTCTTAGTTGTTTCACCACTTTTTATATCATCTACTATTTGATTGAATATAACATTATTGGGGTTGCCACTTATCCCATTATTTTGATAAGGTAACCCCAATTTATCACTTAAGTGTTTAACCCAACTATTTTCTTTTTGATAGATTATCTTTTCGTGTTTAGAGAGGGTATCCTCAATTTCTCGATTACATCCCTCTCCAACTGTCCAACTATCTCCGTATGCAACTATTCGTTTCATTTCTTAGTTATAACATAATCCTCTATTACTAACATATCCAATTCAACATCCAAAAATGTATCTATTGCAGTTTTGGGGTCTCTAATCATTGTTTGGTCTTTAATATTGAATGATGTATTAAGAACTATTGGGTATTCGTTTTGTTTTTCTAATTCAGTAAGTAAATCATATATTCTAACACAATCTTCTCTATTTAAAGTTTGTATTCTAGCAGTTCCATCAACATGAGTAATCGCAGGTAACATATCTCTATATTCTTTTTTAACACCTACTATTTGATTCATATATGGAACTGATTTATCCCATTCAAAATATGTAGAAACATCTTCCAACTTTACAATTGGTGCGAATGGCCTAAACCCTTCTCTCTTTTTTACTATCTTATTTATTCTACTTTTCATTTCCCCATTTGTAGGGTCAGCCAAAATAGAACGATGCCCAAGGGCTCTAGCACCAAACTCCAATCTACCTTCGAGCCAAGCCACAACTTTACCATTTGATATTGCATTTGCAACAACTGAAATAATTTCATCATCGGATAGTTTATTATATATTAATTTTTTATTGTAATTTTGTAATTCTTTTTTAACCACATCACTCAAATATTTTGGGCCCAAATAAGGATTCGTATTATCAATTCTATGTGGGTGTGTACTATTATAATATGATATTAAACATGCTCCAATTGAAGAACCTGCATCAGATGGTGCATTTGGTATCCATACATTTTTAAATCCTGTCTTTTTTGAAATCTTTCCGTTAGCAGTTCCATTGTATGCGCATCCTCCTCCCAATACTAAATTATCACATTTTGTTTTACGATGTAAATCTTTTAATAAACGAAAAAAGTACATCTCATAAATGAATTGTACTGCCGCTGCTAAATCCTTATGTTGTTGTGTAATCTCCTCCTCCGGTAAACGAGGCAAGATTCCTAAGTGTTTTGATAACTCTGAAGTGAACATCACCTCGTCACTTTTATCATATTGAAACATTTTCATATTCAATGTGTATCCACCTTTCTTAGAAGGATAAATAATTTCTCTGAATTTATGTGAAAATGTTTTTGGGTTACCATATGGTGCTAATCCCATTACTTTATATTCTCCTTCATTAGGTTTAAATCCTAAGAACGCAGTAAATGTAGAATATAACATTCCCAATGAATGTGGAAATTTTGTAGCCTCTAATGTTTCCCAACTATTTCCATTTCCATATGCTAAAACTGTCGTATCCCATTCACCAACACCATCAATACTTAATATCGCCGCTTCTCTATATGGAGAAGTTAAATATGAATACCCAATGTGTGAATCGTGATGTGATGTGAATTTAATTTGGGCTTTAGAAAACATCCATTTTAGCTTCTTCACCAAATTAAAATATTGTTTGATTCCTTTTGCTCCAAATTTAAATGCATCTACGATTTGGAAATTCTTCAAACAATTTGTTACAACTCTATGTGTTTTAACTAAAGGTTTCTCATAAAAACAAACCTCTTCAATATCTTCAAAACTAAATCTGGATTCTTTAATAATCCACTTAATTGATTTTTCTGGAAATGAACTATCATGTTTTATCCCACTAAATCTTTCCTCCTCTACCGCTAATATCACTTTACCATCCTTAATTAAACAGGCTGATGAATCATGATAATAACAACTTATTCCTATTTGTATCATCTATAAAAAATATCTTCTTCTACGGTAATATCTCCTGTGTTTAAGTACTCTTCTAAGATTTTATCCTGATGTACTTTCATAGTTGAAATTACCTTTGTTATGTAATGTGTTTTATGCCCTGTCATTTCTCTTATTAAGAGATATAAACTTTTTTTGTTAAAATTCTCAATGTAATCAACTCTCCTAAATAATTCTAATATAGCATCTGCAATTTGTATATCTCTCTTCTTATCAAATACCACATTTAGTTTTACATCCCAATATGATAACATAAGTGTTCTGAATTCAATGTGGGTTGCATCAGTTTCAATTGCTAATGAATCTTCTGAAGGATTCCAACTTTCAGGCATTACAGACATCAATTCATTCTGCTTGTACCTTTTATAGTTTGAATTATTTAGTAGAATTAAATGGTTCAATGCCATTCTAGTAAAGTAAGAAAATGCTTTACCTTTACCCTCCTGAAACATGTGGATTTTATAAATCATCTGAGATACTACTTCTCTTTTTACATCTCCATGCCCATCATCAAAATAAGAAAACTTATAAGTATTCAAAACGTTTTCCGCTATTTTTTCAAACGGGTATTTAATTCTCTCTACATACAATGTATTTTTTTCTCTTTGGTTGTCAGATTTATTGTAAGCTATTATCGCTTCCTCCGTCTCCAAAGTGAAATACATTTTACTTTTAGGAGTTTTTGGTTTTCTCGGCATCTTATTCTATAATGTTTTTAAATTCTTCTATCTCATTTTTGATATCATCGAATGTAACACCAACTTCATCATCTTTTTCAAAAATTTCTTTATAATCTATATCTCTGATTCTTTGTAAAAGAGATTCATATGCCGCCTGTCTATCTAATATAAAATTTTCATACGCATCAACTTTGTTTAATAGATTTAAAATACCTATCACACTTGCGATTGTTGTTAATATGAAAAATATCATTATTATTGTTAGTGTTATCATAAATTTTATTTTAAGCTTCTCCTGGTTTGCCGTAATGCATCATAAACGAAGAATCATCTTTAGTATGAGTTTTTAATTCCGATGATATCCATTGTTCAACGATAGCCTTTTTACTATCTATCATCTCCTCTAAATCTTCCTTTGAAATCAATTCTTTTTCTATAACCAAATCTACTAATGAATATAATAAGATTTGTATTGATATCAACTGATTACTTTGTTCTACTATTTTATTAGTTAGAACATCGTTTAATTCTTTTTGATTCATTTTCATATTACATTAAAACGTAACCCTTTTCCATATACTTTGATATATGTTTATATTTTATTTGCTCAATATTACCATTAGGGTCTTTAGCCATAACTATTTGGTTTCTTTCATATTGAACTGGTGCCTTAATAGGTTGATTTATATTTTTATCAGCAACAGTAATACCATCTAAAAGGTCAATCATTTGTTGAGCAAAAATACATTCATTCAATTCCTCTCTTTCATTTTCCATATCACCTTTGAATACTACCAACCCTAAATTATCGGTCTGAACTTCAATTGAATATGCTCTAATTACAATTCTAAATTTCCCATTAGTATCAAATTCAGAAGTTTCAGTAGATTGAAATGCTTCATTTGAATATTTTGTAATAATTGGATTGATTAGGAGAAGTGGAGTTTCAGTATTAAGATAAAATGCTCTGAATGGTAAATTTACACTTCTTGTACAAACTGCTGATAAATTATTTTGTTTAGCAAATCTCTTTAGTGTTTTTTCAATTAGTTCTTCATCTGATTTGGTGAATGGAACTGCTTCAATCTTAGTTAATTTCATATTTTTTATTTAATATTATACAAATATAATACAATTTTTTCAAATTTACAAATATTTCGTATAATATTTAAATTTTTCTATGAGCAATCCAATAATTAACTGCGTTTTGGTCATTAATCCATTTAGATTTATCATTCCAATCAAAATCTGGTTGTGCGTAGTAGGGAAGCCTACCTTCTTTTTGCATTATAACACCCGAATAATTCCATCTATCAATTAATCCATCCCCATCTAAATCATATCCATCTATTGAACCATCTCCATCTAAATCGATTCCCCTTTTGGATAAATCTCTAGTTAATAAGTTAAGTTCTTCATCTTCTACGACTTTTTTTTTAATTCTTCATCGGTTAAGATTGCCCCATCTTCTTCCACATTTGTTGTAGTGGAATTAATTTCGTTTTTTTTTATGTCCTCATTATATTGAGTAGCCGCATTAACTAATTGTTCGTTTGGTTCTGATGGATTCTCTATTTCGTTAAAAAATATTTCAGCATCTTTCTCTGATTTCAGTATTGGAGTTTCTCCGTAAACTTCATACATAGAAGGTACTTTTTCTTCCTCTCTTTTCATTACTAACCCGTTAAATGCGATAATAAGAGCAATTGCGAGAGGGTCAAACACTATTACAATCAAAAATATAAAGAATTTCACTACATTTTTCAATTCTATACCAAATGCCTCAGCGACAAACCTAAACCCACCTACTTCTTTCTCTAAATCGATGTTAGCAATCTTAATTTTGTTGATTTCTTCGGTATTTGTAGCATTTTCGGTTTGTAATTTACCGATTTTATCGTTTAATTTACTGATTTCCTTATCTCTATTATCTACAGAGCGAAGTAATCTACTATTTACCTTACCACCATCCAATATTTTACCTTGATTGGTGTTAGATTCGGTAATTTGAGTGGATAATTGGGTAATTTGGGTGTTATTTTGGTCTATTTTCGTTTGCCACACCGCAACTTCCCTATCCACTTGTTGTAATTGTAAGGATTGTTGTTGGAAGGCATTAGAAAGGTAACCGAATATACCCGCAGAGGTAATTATCATCAGAATACCCACAGAAAGTGTTAAATACCACTTATTAAACCCCTTAATCTCACCCCAAGTCTGTTTAAGGTAGGTAGCCGCAACCAATTTAGCGAATTCCAATGAACCCGCCATAACCATAACAGAAATAGATGCACCCGCAAAGAGTACACCCAACCCAGTTACGGAGAAATAGGCTGCACATCCGGCAACTATAACTGCTGATAATCCGACTAATACCTTTAACCAATTCATTTTTATCCTAAAGTAATTAAGTCATTGTTTGTATCAATCATAAACTTAATTTCTTCTAATAATCTAATTGCTTCTACATTATCAGCAGGTCTAGCACCTCTCATCATGTCTAATACGATACGAAGTCTTTGTTTAACTGCTTCGTTGTTGTCTGTAATTCTTTGTTCAAATTTTGCCATAAAACTTTTGTTTGTTGTATATTATAAATATATATTAAATAAAAAAGGAAGACTAGTATTAGCCTTCCTTACAAAGATAGGAATAATTTTTCAATTAACCAACTTTAATCGTAACCTTTTTTGGTTTTGCTTCTTCCTTCTTAGGAATAGTTAAATAAAGAATACCATTTAGGATTTTAGCTGAAGTTTTTTCTCCATCAAATTTATCTCCTACCGCAATTCTATCATTAATAGTAGAGATAAGTTCCTTTTCAACTTTTGATAATTCTCTTTCTACTGATTTTACAAAAATTGCATCTTCTTCCAATTCGATAGTAATATCATCTTTACTATGACCTAAAACTGATAAAGCAATAACTGCTTCCTCGTCTGTTACATCAATTGATAATCTTGAGTTTTGATATTTTACAGCTGGTGTAGATGGAGTGAAAATTGCATCATTGAAAAATGATTGAAATACTTCATCAAGTGTTGTGTAATTTTTTTTGTTTGTGTTGTACATAATATTTTTGTTTAGTTTATACTATAAAAACAATTACCATACCACCGTAGTGATATGGTAAAATTGTCAGTATAAGTGTGAAAAAGTGTCAGTTAATTAAAATATATCTGAACCTAATGCTTCTTGTCTTTCAATAAATGAACTCATAGAATCTGCGAAATGCAGAATATGATACATAGGTGTCTTAATAGAAGCACCAGATACATAAGTCTTTAAATACTTTTGATTATCTTCATCATACATACCATCTGTAAGTTTAATACCAAAATATTCTTTTTCATTATGCTGAATACCATAAAGATTTAATAAAAAGAAAGTTCTATCAGTTAAAGTCATATAAGTGTTCTCTTCATTTCTTTTAAAGTATTCACCTCTGTTTTTAACGTGCCATTCTGAATCATTAGGAACATAATGCATTATTCCTTTAGTGCCTAACTTACCCAAATCATGATGCAATGCTGCAAACAATAATTCATCATCAGTAAAATCTATCTTACATCCTGCATCAACAAAAAGATTTTTCATTTTTAATGCATTTTTACACACATTAAAAATATGGTCAATATAACCCCCTTCATATGCATTGTGAAAGTTTTTATTACCACTTGCAGGTGATAACATAAGGTTAGGACCTAATTCATCCATAGAATACATTTTCAGCAACTTCTCTTGTCTTTCACCTGATGTGTATTTTTGGATAATTGAAATAAACTTCTTGTAATTGTTCTCTAATTGTTCGTTAGTGTAATTTTTCATTTCTTTTCTTTTTTTTTTCTTTGTTTTAAGTTTTATTTTTTTAAGCTTTTCTTTTATCTTGTCTGGTCTAGTGATACTATAAAAAGATACCACAAATATACAAAAAATTTTCCAATTTTACAACATTTACCCAATTTATTTTTAAAATTATTTTTCCCATATCCAAATTGGTTCTCCAAATGCTTGATTTTTAGCCTCTTCTACCTTATCCCTTAGTTCCTCTGAGAAATAATCCGATATGGCCCTCCCAGCACCTCCGCTGTTGTGTCTTTTTGTCATTTCCATACCAATACACCCTTTATAAGTTAACCCCTTAGAATGGAGGAAATCGTTCATAGAATTGGTTATATCTACATACCCCTTATCAGGAGCCGAAAATACATCCGCTATATTGATTGCCATAATTCCACCTTTTTTAAGAGTAGGAATAACCTTTTCTAGGGTATTTTGGAGGAATCCTTTGTTCCAATCATCAAACTTCTTATAACGTATCCAACTTTGGGTTTCATCGAAGCTATACCTCTCTGTGTTGAAATATGGAGGGGAAGTGAAGATAGTATCAAAGAAATCTGTGTATTTGGAATAATCCACATCTTCGGCTGCCATATCTAACATCTCAACCTCTTTATCACTCTCAAAAAACGTTTGGTGTTTCTTATAGAACTCAATCTGTTTTTGGTAGTTAGGATGGTTATTACTATTTGGGTCAATACCTAAATAAAATTTAGTAGTTTCACCTGCAAAGAATCCACACATTCTATCACCCCACCCCGCAGAAAAATCTAATACATTCTCACTCTTAAATCTATCGTAAAATGCCTTTGCTATGACGGGTTTAAATTGAGATGCTACATATTTTCGTAATGTAGTGGCAGTTCTAAGGGTTTCTTCCGTTACATCTAATAACATCTTATCCAAAGTAAAATATGCTCTTACAATCGTTTTAATACCATCTACCGTTTGCCATGTTTTCCATCCCGAAGGAGTTCTAACCCAATCAACCTTCCAACGATTTTCGATATGGAAAGGATTCGAAGCATTATTACCTACATTAGTACGTTTAAAATAGTAATTACTACCATCGTATGTTAGGGGATATGTAGATTGCCTTTCGTTACGAGGAAACCATTTACCCTCAACTAAGATATCAGGCCACCAGGTACCTTTTAATTTCTTATAAGCATCAATTGTATCCTCTTCGGTAATTCTAGGTATCGGTGGTGGATAGGAATGTAGCACTTCGGAAAGTTCATCTACAATCTCCTCTTTTGTATATGTGTTTATGATATGCTTCCACTCATCTTTCTCTATTCGAAGATAGGGAGTCATTCCATAAAACTTTTTAAAATATTCTTTTATCATAACAATAATAAAGGGAGGATTTCTCCTCCCCTTTGTTTTAAGATTTAAATACCTTCTTTACTACCAATTCAATATCTTCCGGTAGAAGCTCTGATGTGTTTGTTTCAAACATATCAATTAAAGATTCAACCTTTGTATATCCCATACGTTTACATACCAACTTTACATCATCAATACTTACTCCGGATGATTTATTTCCGTTAACTTCTGCACAAATCAATTGACCATTTTCAACAATTGTAGGTGCTCCGTATGAATAAGGAATAATGTGGTCAGCAGCTCTCTTCATATCAACTAAAGGTTTGCCGGTTCTTCTACATATTCCGTTTTGCTCTTTGTATAATTGTTCCTTTTGAGCATCGGTGAATTCTCTTAGATTGTGTTTCTTTGTTTTAGTAAATCCCCATTCTACGATATCAAAATCTAACATTAAGTGTAAAAGAATATATTGCATATCATCTAACCTATCACCTGTACCCCAAACTGACCACGCGGATGGTATCACCTTTTTATCAGGTTTTCCAGCTTCATCGATAACTACTTTTCCGTTTTTAAGTTTGTAAGTTTGATATTCAATGTGAGGAATCTTTATGGAAGTAACTTTATCATAAAGTTTTTTCCAAAATGTTTCAGCATCGAAATTTTCTATTTTCAATTTTGAACTCTTTGAGGTAACAAACACCCAATCAAAAAAGATTGCCAATTTAATAATAGATGATTTGGTAAGTTTCTTCTTAGAGAAATTTAATGCATTGATATCATTGTTATCAACTGTAAGTTTGTTAATGAACTCCAAAACTTTTGTAACTCTTTGGTAAACCTCAGTTGATGAATTAAATTTGGATGTAGATTCATCATTATCTTCAGATGAATCATTTTTGTACATAGCATCTATTACGCTATGATTTGATTTTACATATGAATCTAAATTACCCTTAGTCATATTTGAGAAAAGATGAAATAAAGTAGCAACCAATTCATCGGTTGCTCTACTATCTTTTTCTAGACTAATTCCAATATGTTTAAGGGAATTATTATTATTTGGTTCTAATTCAGAGAACATTCTGTATTGTGATAAATCTACTGCTCCCATATTTCTGATTATACGAGCGATATGTTTGTAGAAAGAACTTCTCTTCTCTTGTCTACTCATATCATGTAGATTGTTAAGGGTTCTGAATCTCTCACCCGCTTCATCGTTACTTAAATTGTAATGAACACAAAGTGTTAATTCAATAGAAAGGAAATAATTTTTTACAACTTCTTCCAATTCAGAGAAGTGTAAATTAGAACATTCATATTTTAGACCATCAATTGAAAGTATAAAATCAGAAGGTGTTTTGATTTTACCCGCAATAAAATTACATATTGTACGAGTTCGATGACCTCCATCTAAAACTTCTAATGTGTAATAATCAACTGATTTTGTCTGTTCGGTTAAATTAATAGATTTGGTTCTAAATCTAATATGGATAGGTTGAATAAATTCACCCTTAGATACCGCCGCAACTAAATTTTGTTGCCACTCATCACCATCACCCCCAAATATATCGGTATAGATGTAAGGTCTTTGATACCTGGGTGTAGGATTAATTACTGAATTGGTAAAAAGTTGATTGTACACGCCAATCGGTACATTTGAGATTGTAAACTTACTACCTTTTGAAAGTTGATGGAATAGATATCCATCTTTCTGAAAATCCACTAAATCTAAAACAGATTTAGTCTGTGCAATTCTTGTTGCCATAATTGTGTTTTGTTTTTGTGTCTACACCAATCAGTTTATGGTTCGACTGTTATTTAATAATACAAATATACGAAATGTTTTTGGAACGACCAAAAATATTTTTAATTATTTTCCGATGGATATATAGTAAGTTTAGTGAGTACATAATAAAGCATATCAACCTCTTCTACTGATGTGCAAAATCCTAACCCTCCACTATCGAATAATTCTACTATATATTCTCCCTCATCTAATCCAATCTCTTTCCATTCATTACTATATGAGGAAATGAGACACATACAATTTGGGTCTACGGAATTCTTTGGTAATCTAAGTAGGTAATTATAAAACCCACTACTATCATCTTCTAATACTTTTTCAAATCCTAATTCTTCTAATTTTTGCTCCGTAATAGGAGTTAAGTCTAATTCTATTTTAGGTTGCTTCATTTATTCTAACACAATTTTCTTTATTATAAATAACTTAGAGTTATAATTACTCGCTTTTATAATCATAGTATCTCCTTTCATACTATAAATAGGTGCAATCATAGTGTTTATTTCCCCTTTGCTTCCACTATAAGAGGATGAATTGATTGTTGGTACTAATTCATCTTTGGAGGCAATTAAAGCCGGTAATTGAACGATTTGGTACTGACCTGTGAAGTAATTGATATACGTCTTTGTAATTGTAGCAACGGTATCATTTCTTCTCAATAACCAATACAAATTACTTTCCCATTCAACCTTTTCAGATGGATAAGGTTCTTTACCATTTATCAATATTGTTCCATTAACTCTATGTACGGTTTGGTTTTTAGATTTGTCTAATTTAAGATGGTAATACCCATTAGCATCTTTAGGAAGTGAACCTATTCCATTCTGATTCATTACACCATTAATCTGTAGTGTGTAAGTTTTGTTAGGAATTGGTATATCTACATCCTTCGTACACCCGAATAAAAATAGTATCGGTATTAAACGTTTCATTACAAACCTACTTTAGCAAATCGTTCTGAATCGAATCCCGCATCTCTCACAACATCAACCGCTAATGCTCTCGGTACTTCCGGAGTTCCTTTGGAGTTGTTGTTGATTAAGATTCTCTCATCTCTTCCGATTCCCATTACCAATTGGTGATAAAGAATCCCCGCAGTTAACATTTGTTGTTTAGTAATCTCTCTTAATTCTTCTGGTCTCGCAGTAGTTAAAACAATGTAGTGTCCGGCGTTCATCCATTCGGTCATCTTTTCTTTAACACCCGGTAGAACATTTACTATATTGGGGTTTAAAACATTAAAATCTACTTGCTCAATTAAAGTACCATCAATATCACTAAAAATTGTCTTAAATCCTTTTTCTCTTACACTCATCTTATTTTTGTTTATTTGTTGTTTGTTTTATTATAAATACTCCGGTCCGTATGTCGAATAACGAGCAGTTCCATCGATAATGTTTCCTCTCGCATGCTTTGCCGGTGCTTTCCAACTCGCTGGCTTTAACAAATCACCTTTCTTAATCGGTGAACCTTTTAAATCACCATCAACTCTACTGATGAATCCCCAACACGATGTTCCATCCCATAAACGGAGGAATTTGTTACCAACTTCCATAACTAAGTCAGTTTTACCCCACATACTACTCATATTTTTGTAGTGTTCTTTTCGTTCTTCGTTTACCTTTGTTATGAATTCAGCTACTTTCGGATTACCTTTTAAATAACTTAAGGCTTTTTCGTTCATTGTTCTCATAGTGTGTATCTCTTTTAGTACATAGTAAAGGTACACAATCTCGACCATATATCCAAGCATTTTACCAACTTTTTCTAGCCTATTAAGAAAAGTTTTTTATTGAGTATCAATGAGTTATGAATAAAAAAACCCCTAATATGTAAAACATTAGGGGTCAATCATTTACATAAGGAACTCAATTTCCCTACTTACAAAATCATAGTTGAATTTGATAGGGTCATTAATAGCCTCATACCTTAAGTTACACGTTGATGGATTAAATGTGTATATATCTCCCCATTCATCTTTGTAAGGTATAGTTCCGTAACCATATCCTTCGTGTATGTGACCGGCAAAGTGTAAATGAGGTTTTACTTCATGCAATCTATGATACAAATCAGAACATCCTACATTTTGATTAGTGTTAAGTGCTCTATCATTGTATCCATAAATCGGAGAGTGAGTAATTACTATATCGGTATCTAATGGTATTTGATTCCAAATCTGTGTTATATCATACCCTCTATCAGCATTAAACCCCCAACCATATCCAAATGATGGTGAATAGGGTGAACCCCATATATTCAATCCTTCTATCTTAACTGAGGTATTCTCTAAATAATAAACTCCATTTGGAAGATTCTCTAACATTTCCTCTAACCATTGAGGTTTACCCTCTGAACAAGATGTATCATAATCATTTACATTTCTACCTTCGAAGTGTGCCAATTTATTCCTCAATAGAATCTCTCTATCAAAGGTCATATCGTGATTGCCCGCGATAAAGATTTTATGAGTGTAATCTTGCTTATCAAACCATTTGATAAAATCCGCTACCTCATGCTTTCTACCCAAAGATGTAATATCTCCACTATGGATTAAAATATGCCCACCTGGTAACTTACCATTAAGTTGATTGTGTTTGTTGTGAGTATCTGATATACCAGTAATATTATATTTCATATCCAAATATACGAAAAAAAGTTGAGATAAACAAATTATTTATTATACTGAACATTGAAAAGAAGTGCAAATCGGTTAACATCTTCTACCACCTCACTAACCATATGAAACGGGTCGGATTCTCCGCTGAAATTAAGAAATACTATATCCGCAAATGATGGTATTAATTTATCATTTTCAACAACGAATAATCCACCATATTCTTCCTTATAATCTTTATTGAGATAGATAAGCACATTAGAGGGTTTTTGTTGTGGAAACTCTTCATACCCATCTGGCTTTCCATCTTGATGACCACCTAATTTACAACCTTTCGTATAAAGTGTTAATAATGGTTTTCCTGCAAATAATGTATGTCTTTTCTTACACTGCTCTTTAAATAATTCAAATGATTTATCAATTATCCACTTATATGTGTTGGGATAATCACCCCAATCTAATTCACCTCCATTTAAGCATAGTTGTCCAATTTTACGATTAGAATCTTCTGCATACCATTCCGTAATCATATTCATATATGATTTAGCAGTTTGATGCGATTCATGTGTTTCCATTCCACCAAAATGACCAGCACCTCTGTGTATTGTTTTAGTATATTTTTCTAATTGAGTTGATAAGTGATATATTTCATCTAATTCTTCCTTTAAATGATTTATATCATATAAGTTCTCTTTATAGTATGAACCTTCCATAATTTTGTATTTACGTTATAATTATAGATATAATCGTTTTATTAAAATGTTTTGATATGAAAAAAACCTTCACTATAGATTTCGGCAAATTCGATGAGAATAGATTAGTTTCCGAATATTCCTTAGATTTCGAAGTACAAGAAAATCCCATTGCCGAATTGTGGTATGATATGTTAAGTGGGTTATTGAAAGATGAAACATGGAAACTAGAAACCCGTTGGGGAGCATTTAAACTACCAACTCGTCATCCTAAAATATTAGTAGATAAACTAAAAAGATGTGTAGAAACAATTAATAACTCTGATTGGTTTGAATATCATATTATCGAATCTGATATGATTACAGAAGATTATCCAATGGAAGTTCACAATATAATCCACCATCATTTTGAAACCCTAATTGGACAAGTGTGGAGACCATCGGAATATTGGAATAGAATATGCGAAAGACAAGATTGGGCTCTTATAAATGCAGTTAGAGGATTAAACGACCTTTCACATGAAATTGAAGAATGGAATATGAGGGGAGATGCTACAATTTACACTACCTTTATGAATGGAGTTTCTCCAATACAAAAAGTAGAACTGCCAAAAGAAGCAGATGAATGGTTTACATTGGATGGTGCATTTGGTAGAGGTTATTTACACTATGCACAATTAGGTAAGACGTGGCAAGAAGTGTGTATCGATGATGATGACCAAATAGAACCAGGTAATATTTCTGAACACCGATTACTTAGTGGAGAGTTTGATTTACAATTCTCTTTATTTGATAGAACTCACGAAGGTATGATTGAATCGTTTGGTATGAGAGATAAACTCGCTAAATTTGAAAAAACACCTGAAGATAAAAGTCTGAGATTAGGATATTGCCCCGTATTTGATATAAAGGGACAGGATAAGTTTAGTACATTGGATAAAGAAAATATAATTGATGGGATTAGAAATCATCCACAAATTATAAGAATGAAAATAGAAAATACGGGTCGAGCATTTACTCCATACTATGACCCATACTAAGTATCTTCTCTGCTAAAACTTTATTACCTTCCTCCGATAGATGTAGGTCTTCCTTTGAGTAAGTTAAATCGTTTTTCTTAGCCCAATTAAGACAAGATAATTCATTTCCAAATCTAAGGAAATTAATCTTATTGAACATAGGTGTTGATTTATACCAGGTATCAAAGTATATGAATATTATTTTAGAACCTATCTTTTCTACACTACTTTGAATATTGTAAAGTGAATACAATAGTTTATTATATTCATAATCATCGTTATATAAGTATGTTTGATAATCTCTGAATAGTTCTAATTTCTTTTCATAAAATTCAATCGTTTCTCCATTACCATCTCCAAACATTGCCTGAAAATTAGAAACAACCTCGTCTCCATTATTAGGATTTACCATATTCTGTAAAGATATTAAGTTTCTAAATTTAGAATCATAATAAGAATATCTGGTTAAGAATGTAGGTTGAAATAAAATTAGTGAATCCTTTAATTCATATTGGTGGTATCTTTTATTGAATTCATGTATAATAGATTCGTTTGAGTTACCTGGAATAGAATGATTCTGATACTGAACTCCATAATCATTAGCAACTAAATCAACAAATCCTTTGGTAAAATCCTGTCTCCAACAAGAGAAAGAACAACCAAAGGATATAATGCTATTTATCATAAATTAAATTGGTGGAGGTGGAGGGAGTCGAACCCTCGTCCAAATACGGATTTAATAAACCTCATTCACAAGCTTAGTTTGTTTTTCTTAACAAACAAAATATTCGGTTGGTTCTTCACCATCGGCAACCGATAAACAATAGGTGATTCGATTTCGGGTTCAATCACTTTTCCACCTTGGTACACATTCTATTTTATATCCCACGATGTGTGCGGGAGAGATTAGGCTGCTACAGCGTAATCAGCACCAACGAATGCCATTGCATCTTCGAAGGTCATTGTAGATAATTCTACGTCGTTTATTGTTCGATAGGTATTTAAGGATTTCCATCTAACCCTGCTTGCATCAACGTACTAACTCATCGTACCTGTCAAAACCAGGCACCCCCAATTATTTTTTGTAGAATATAAATATCGGTTCATATTTGTAGAACTGACCACCTATCTTCATACTATTTTTAACACCACTTAAATCAACTCCCGTCATTGGAGACATCGTCATTCGGATTTTACCTTGATACTCCATTCCTAATTCGGTTAGTATATCAATTGAATCCTGTTCTAATGGATAGAAACTTTTTCCTATCTTAATATCAGCAATGTTCCATAATATATATCTATCATTTCGTAAATACTCAAATGCGGTTACCAAAGTAGGTCGTAAAAATCCATCTCTCCAACTTTCGTAGTTACCAAATTTCTTAAATGATTGTGTTTCATCATCGGAATATCTTTCTCTATCAAAGTAAGGAGGTGAAGTAAATATAAAATCTAAATTACCTTTATACTTTTGGAATCCTTCTTGCTCACTAATAATCTCTGAGCCCGTTCTGTAAATCTCATATGTGTTTTTGTGTCCCCAAAATGGATTACATGCTCCAGGTATTTTACTATTAAAGAACTCTGCTAAATATTCATATCTACTCTTACCAATTTCAGGAATATAATTCTCTGTATTTGGGTCATTACCTATGTAGTGAATGTTTCTATCATCAACCGATAACGCACCTAATATTCTACCTCCCCAGCCAGAAGATGGGTCATAGATATTAATTTGTTTTTGGTCTTTAATATGGTTTGTATATTTCTGATACAAATACTTTGCAGTTAGTGGAGGAAAGTTTACAGCTGCTTGTGTACCCATTCCAATTCTAAATGCCGCAGTTGCTTCAGGAAAAATAGTTTGACCCAAAGGATACCACTTTAATTGAATAGGTTGTTTTTCCAATTCAGTTAATGAATCAATATCTTCTCCCCAATTAGCAGTTTTAAGTGATGATATATGTTTATACTGAATCACACCTGCTTTGTACAATTCTTTTACCTCTTCAGCAGTAATTGGTAAAGATTCAATTCTACTATCAGTTTGTGCTAAGCAAAAATCATGCCCTTCCCACACATTTCCATTCATCCATTTTTCAATCCATTCTTTACCTGTAGTAAGATGTGAATTATGATGTTCTTTATTATCTTTAGCTAATGTTTTAGAGAAACGATACATAGCATCTTGTCGTGTCAATCTCCTCATTTGTTTTGCAAATTCAGGAAGAAATTCATCATTACAAAATATATCGTAGATAGATGGTTTTGGTTTATCATAAGAAGAACCACCAATCCCCGTCTTATACATCGCGGGAAAGAATTGATTTACCGGAGTAGCAAATTTATTGAAGTTAAAAATAACATCATTTCCATCATCATCTTTCTCTTCAAATTTATCAACCTTATAGGTTTGTAGTTTAGAGAATTGGTCTATAATCTCAGCCTCCGAAGAACCAATGCGTGGAGGTGCTCCTGTTTTGTTCCACTCATCAACTACGGTCTTACGGAACATAGTAACCCACTCTTCGAATTCGGTAAGTGTCATTTTAAGTACATCTTCATATTTTAAGTTAATATGAGGTTCGTTAAAATAATCACACTTTTCGTAAAAATATTTCTTATCTGACATTATAATTTTATTAGTCTTCAAAGATACGAAAAATAATCGATATATCCAAATAAATTATTCTCTAATTGTATCCAATGTTACACAATGAGGGCCTCCACTAAATGTACGAGCGTGTCTCATTTTAACGGGTATAGAATCTACCCCATATTTCTTTAACTCCTTCATAAGAGGTATTTGGCGTTCCTCTACTATCATCGTATTCTCATCATAGGATAAGGTGTTCATTCCCAACCAGGGTGATGCTTCTGCCCAATGTTCTAAACAATTCGTCTCCACCATCTCAGGAGAGTATATAACCTCCCACGATTGAAAGATTTTAGGTAGGTTGGTACTATTTACCCTTTTAGGATTAACTAAGACCAGTCCCTCTCTAATGAGGACAAAAGTGGTATCTATATGGATGAATGCATACACATCTTCAATAGGATGTACATTATACTTTTCCTTCATATTTTCATCTAACCATTTTTGAAGATATTCAGCTCCTGCTCTATTACCGGTATTCGATATTAGGAATAGAATATCGTTATTACACTTAAGGATATTAGCCGCATCAAATACAGGCTCATCATTTCTTAATGTAGGGCCTGGTAATAAACCCCTATCGTATATTGAATCTAATAATTTCGGTTTGGGAAAATCTACCCAATGTGTTTCATCGAATAGATGTTTAAATGCTCTCGTTTCATTTTGTCTTTGGCGGAGAGCCATAGGAGTAGCAATAACTTTATCTTCTATAACTAACATAGAATCTCTAGGGCAGTAACCATAGTATCCATCTACTTCCCAATTTTCAGTTGAATACTTCTCACTCCAATCTATCAGAGAAGGTCTATGTACTTTAACACCCAACCCTTCTAATGTAATCGATAGGTTATCTAAATCCTCTTTCGTTTCCTCAATCATCCAATTAGGATAAGTTCCATATGGTATCTTACGAAATTGGTCATCTGTATAATTAGCATAATCAATTGTATGTAGAGATTTATCCCTTATAGTAGGAATCTGAGCAAACTCTGGTCTACCAACTATTATCTCTTTTAGTTTCCCCCATTCATTTCGTATGTAAGGTTTGATACTCATATTAATCGATAAATGCTGCGTTAGCATCTCTTTTAGATAAAGTAGGAGTTTTAGTAGGCCAATCTATTCCCAACTTAGGGTCATCCCACCTAACTGTCTTTTGTTTAGTATCATCATTGTATTCACCTTCGTATGCCATTTTATAGCAGAATAAAGAATCATATGTTAATACATAATGACCGTTTGCAAACATTGGAGGACAAAGTATTTGTATATTAGTTTGAGGAGACATAATAAACGTTTCCGATTTTAAATACGTTTCAGATTCAGGTCTCATATCAACTAATACGGTATAGAGAGAACCAATTGGACAACTTAATAGTTTCCAAGTCTTATCATCATAATGTAATCCCCTCAACACACCCTTATATGATTGTGAGAATCTATCGTGTTTAAATTGTAAATCAGATGGTAATACCTTTGGGAAATAATCCGAATGAAATGTAGTCCATATAGAACCTCTGAATTCGTGATAAACCGAATTGGATATAATTTTTACATCCGTTAAAATCTTACCACTATTGACATGAAATTCATCCCAATTTTGATTTTTGTAAAATAACTTTTCCATTATATTAAACTTTGTTTGTTTTTATTAATTCTAACTCTTCTATCAGGCGATAATATCCATTCCATATAATTAGATTCATCCACCTCCATATCTAAATAACTAAATAATTCTTCAATATGTTTTCTACTTTTTTCTAAGAATATATCTTCATAGTAGAATATAGGAAACTTTTGTTTGTATGATATATTATGTAGGATTTCACTTGATTTGGTATATCTATCAATCATTGTTTTGATATAAGATGGTTCTATTTTATCAACATCATAAATCTTAGGTGTATGCCATCCGATACCTTTTTCTCGCATAGATGTTTCATTTACAGCAAAACTTTCCGATTGAGCAAGTTTATCCTTTCTATCTAATATAATTATTTTATCAAAATAAGAATAACACCAATTTAAATATTCAAAAAAATCCATAAATGAATCTTTTGGATATTCATCATTGCCTATTAAAAATAAATTCTTAACTAAAATGTTATCGTATTCTAATAAAGGTGTTATTGAAGTAATCTCTTCATCTAGAAGTTGATTGAATGGTTCGATAAACATTCTATAATTAAAAAGATTCATTTGAGAATCTACTAATCTAACCAATGAAGTTGAACCACTTCTAGGTGTACCTAATATTAATATTTTCATAAAAGTGTATTAGGATTCATTCTAAATTTATGTATGAACATAGCCACCGCCCATCTTTCTCCTTTTGTTATCGGAGTAACTTGATGTGGAGTTTGTGATTGATATATACACACATTACCTATCTTTTTATCAATTACAATAGGTTCATCATTTTTATTGAACACTAAATAATCACCACCATCAAAATCTTCGTTTAACAGAATACCAACATTCCATTCTTTTATAGGAGTACCAGTATCTATATGTTTACCAAATTCATCTCCTTCCGTATAATGGTGTAAATTAAGTTTAGTTGGTCTTACGAAAATATGCAAATCCATTTGGGATTCAAAAAAATCACATAATCGTTTGATTACCCAATCTACATCAGATAAATGTTCCAGAGTATGAAATTTGTATATGAAGTTATCAAATTCTTCCCATCTACCATTATCACCTTGTTGTGGATATTTATTTTTTAATCCAATGATATAATCACATTCTTCTTTAGTGAATAGGATTGATTGTGTTAACATATATTAACTCAAATGTTTATCCTTAACTCTATTTACAAATGATTGAACGGCAGATGATATTTTAGTTTTAAGTTCAACCGAAATTGGTTTAACTAAAACTTTAATGACCGTTTGAGGTCTTTCTATTTTATTTACTTTAAACATTTTATTTATTTTTGTATTTAATTTTTAGTTTAAACTTTCGCAGGTGGACGACCACCACCACATTGGCTGCAATAGCTACTAAAGCACCAATTTCCACAATAACTCCATGGACACCAACAGGGGTTGTGCATTACTCCAAAATTACCCGCTCCTAAATCAACTAAGAAAAGGTCGGATGGTTCAAAATCCAAAGCATATACCGTCATTTTTGTGTGTTCCATTTCTAATCCTGCGATTTCTAATGTAGTTAATTCAGAAGTTTCCGCATTTGTGATTACTATTTTGTCTCCTACATACATTTTATTTAATATTTCAAATCTAGTTGCTAATGAACCAGATTCCTCTATATAGTATGTACACGCAGGTGAATCTATCCAGCTTCTACCATCTGTCAATGTAACTCTAATAAACATAGTATCAACCGATGCAGATACAATATTATTTAAACTAGAGGTAGTTTGAGCTAACGTATCTTTGGATTGTTGTAATGTACTTTCCCATCCTAATACATCTAATTTTCCTTCTTCGAAGTTAGCTGCATGATTACCATTGAAATCAACAAAATCAATTGAACGAATATAAGTACCTAATTGTATAGCATCGGCTCTTTGTAGTGAACCAGTATAATCTACAATTAAAGAATCTTCATCTGTATGATATTCATGTTTTACATCATCTATCATTTTTGTGATATATTTGTATCTACTTTTTTGGTCTAATATTGTAGAACCACTTTTAAATTCATTCTCAAATGTTGAAATTGGTAAAATAGTAGATTGTCTATACCCTCCCATATTTATTACATCTAAATTGGGACCATACAATATATCTATACTTCTAATTACAGAATATCTATCTTCAACTAAATTATCCTCAGAATATATAAATTCCTGTGCCAAATAGTTAGTAGGAAGATTACTCTTTATATTATCTAATTCAGAATTATTACTAATAATCTGAATTTCTGGATACGAAACTTTATCATATTGTGGATATCTAGCTTTTATTAAAATATTAGGATGTAAACTACTACTGTAATCTACAGAATCTAATGTATCAAAATTTATTTCAGCCGTATCAAAAAATGTTTTTGGAATATATTCTGAACTATGCATTAAATCGAAAAATCCAAACTTATCCGCACAATATGTTTCATCTATTAGAGCAGTTGTATCATATGATTGTCGTAAGATAAACTTAGTTGCGGAATCTTCTATATAAGGAATTGTAATAGAACCCATTGGTACAACATAAGCATGGAATGAAATGTTATTATCAGAACACCTTTGTTCTACGATTTCCCTAAACTTATATGGTTCGTATAGAGGTGTAAACGCATCGTATTCTGTCCAAATAAAATGGAATTCGGTTATCCCATTGGAAGTAAGCATATCAAATAAACTATCATAATCAAGCAGTTCGGCTCCATTATTATAGATAGTTGTATTAGTGTTAATTTCTATAAACTTGACATCTCCGTTGTGTTCCAACAAATCACTGCCAATTATCACTCCTTTCATATATTATTCTGTTAATTTAGTATAAATATCTATTTTTTATATTATAGTACTCTTTGATTTTTTGGGTACTTTCTGCATATAGTTAGAATCAATTTCCTCCCATTTTTCCATTGGACATGGATTAAACAACGGGGAAAATACTTTTTTACTCAATGGACATCCACATTTTTTGCATATAGTAGACCATTTATTACCTTTAAAAATCTCCTTTCTATACTCACAAGTCTTACATATATCTAACCTATCATTTGCCATCAATTTCTGCGTTTCCGTTGGATTTTTAGAAATTATCCATGCTTCAAATATTTCTCTATAGTTTGGTATATTCATTATAATAGTGATTTATTGCTCTTTGGAAAATCATAGTATTCATATACAGAATCATATCTTTCTATAAATTCACTATCCAACTTCAACTTAGGTTGGATAAACATACTAGAATTTACATGTTTTAATTTAAATTCGATATTTGTGATATTTGATACCCATTCTTCCATCTTATTCGTTTCATTTATATCAAACCAAATAATATTTTTGTCATGATTATGCCAGTGTGAAATAGGTGTTAATAAAATATCAATTACGTTAATTACATATTGATAAAAACTATCACTTTCATTATACTTTATTTCAGGTATTAATTTAATTAAAAAAGAATAAATAGAATCATATCTTTTTCTTTTTGATATAATATCCATTGTATTGAAAAAGAATAATTCATTTAAATCTAGATTACAAATTTCGGAAGATAATTTAGTTAGACCAACTCTATCTAAATCATATATAATATGCCTGTATAAAGAATAGAATCTCTCATACCTATCTCTTTTAGTTGCTATTATAGGTAAATCATATCCAAATTTATTCTGTAGTTCACTTAAGGGTGTATGACCGTGCTCTATAAAATTCATTATGTTGGATTCATCTATAGAACCAAAATCTATCTTAGAATTTTCATAGTCAGCACGAGTATCTAAATTCTTTACATCTAATCCATTTATGATACATGAATAATGAAATGATGTAGAGCCACATCTAGGTAGAGAAATATATAAAAATTTATTGTCAATTAACATATTAAATTAAGGTATCTTGTTTTTTAAAAAAATCATAGTAATCATATATTGAATTATATTTTTTTACAAAATATTCATCATTTATTATATTAGATTTATAATCAATACTAGAACCAAACATTTCTAGCTTAAAAGGTTTACTTGTTTTAAATGATACCCACTCTTCTAAATGTTTTAAATTAGTAAAATCAAACCAAATTATGTTAGAATTATTATTGTGGTAAACAGACATGGGTGAAAACAATGGTAATAATAAAGATTCTAATCTTTTATGAAAATTTAAATAACCTATTCTTTTAAGAAATGTGTTAAGTAAATCAAGTCTGGATTCTTTACTTATTAGGTCTTCACTTTTATAAAACAAAATATCATCTACATTTAATTCTAATAATGTATCCGCTATCATAAAAATGTCATGTCGTTGTAGTTCTCCAATACAATGATTAAAATAAGATATATATCTATCGTATCTATTTCGTTTAACTGATATTATATCATATTCTCTACCAAATGTTTCTGTTAACTCATTAATTGTCTCATGAAAATGATTTATATCATATACCAATTCCATATTACTTAATTTAATTAATTCATCATTTTTATAAGATTTATCAAACTTAGGATTGGCATGCTTTACATCAAAATTATGTCTAATACACGAGATATGAAAAGAAGTTGATGCACATCTAGGTAAGGATAAATAAACAAATTTATTATCAATTAACATTAAAGTAAACTTTTTTCTTTTTTAATAAAATCAAATCCAACATTTCCCGCTAATACAACTCTATCTATTGTAGAGGTAGGTGCATTGTTTGGAGCGTGTGGCATCCAACCTTCCATTACTATTATATCATCTTCTTCAGGTCTTATCCAATATTCTGTATCATCCTTTCCTTTAAAATATAAAACACCATCCTCACCTTCCATCGTATCTGGCATCTGTATATAATAAACATATGTATAATCGGGAACAAATGATTTTGTTTTCTTATTAATTTCTGTATGAATATGGTATTTTTGTTTTTTATCATAGAAGTTTTCTTGCACCGGCTCTTTTGAACGAACAACATTTACCCATGCATCGGTGTTAACTTTATTAAATTCTTTACCAAACTGCTCTAAGTATATATCTTTACATACATCAATTCCATATTGACAAACCTCATCTAATTTATTTTGTATAGAAAAGTTCCCATTGAAATTTATATCATTAGTCCATTCTATTTTATAACCAAATCCATCGGTATGAACTACTTCTTTTAAAGAATCTATTACTTCATTTGCTTCCCTTAAAATTATATCCTTATACATGGATAAATCTAATTTGCCTTTCCATATAAAAGTGGCATCATCGAAATAAATTTTTTCCATATTATATTAATTCTTTTATTGAAACTTTTTTATTTTTCTTAAAAATCATTTGATAATTATAAGTAAAGAAAGTTAATTCCATTTCATCCACTTCTTTTAAATCAAAAATTTTCAGTAATTCAGCATTTGTTTTTGGGATTATATTATTATCCGCATCTAATATAAGTTGTAACTTCTCAGGAATAGGCATTTCATATGATGCTTTCCAAAAAGGAGTATCAAACCTTTCGGCTAAATAATGATATCTAACGAACATCATATTTTGCTCATTGATACTAGAGCAAGTATCATTAAATCTATCTCTAAGAGAAACATCGAATTTAGCACTTATTATTCTCCTTAATTGCATTATAGTTGACATCAACGAAGTAGCTTCCAATGGTTCTATGAATCCATATGATAATCCAATTGCAACACTATTACCTATCCAACTCCTCTTATGTGTACCAGGCTTAAAATCAAATACTTTTTGTATAGTAATTTCTTTACCAATATAATCTTCTACCTCTTTTTTAGCTTCATCAACGGTAATAAATTCTGAGTTAAATGTATATCCACATCCCCATCTATGTTGTAATGGTATCTGCCACATCCATCCTGAATTCATTGAAATCATGTTAGTGTGGGTAACATCTCCTATTGAATATTGATTTTCTTGTGGTAGAAAATATGCCATAGCTCTATTCAATAAAAGATATTTGGAATAATCAATCCACTCTTCATTATGAACTTTACCTATGATAATTCTAGCAAATCCACTGCAATCAAATATAAAATCTATATCTTTAATATCAGTTCCATCCTTAAGTGAAACAGAATGGATATCATCTCCTTCCTTACCTACATTATCAACTTCACCATCAATCCATTTAACACCTCTAGATAAAGATATCTCTTTCAAATATTCCGCCACCATTCTAGCATCAAAGTGATATGCAAAATTTTGCTTAAACTCATTAGGTTTAGGGCCTGTAAAAAGATGTGATGAACTCTTGCCATCACCTGTCCAATTCGTTAGAGTTAATCCAATTTTACTCGTACACCCTGTTCTCTTATAAAAATCATTTTGATTTATTCCTAATAGAGATAAGAATGCTCCGAAATTTGGTGTACCACCTTCACCCGCACCTAAAATTCCTATCTTAGAACTTTCAATTAAGGTAACGGAAGCATCTTTCCAAAATTTATTAACGGATAAAGCAGTCAACCAACCCGCAGTTCCTCCTCCAATAACAATTACATTTTTCATATTATATTTTGTTTTTTTAAATCGGTCTTAACTAATGATATCCAATTTACTAATGAATATCGTACATTCGTTTCAACCGGTGTTACTCTATGAAGTAGTCTTGAATCAAAAATATATAGTGTACCAATTTTATTTTCTATTGGTACTAATTCACCTTTAATATTTTTAATTTCTAAAACCCCTCCATTATAACCATCATTTAACTGAATTACGATTGATGTAAATCTATCTCTAAAGATTGTATTATCACCATCGGTGTGCCAATTATACTCATCACCTTCTTTATATTCAGTAAATTGAAAATCTCCTAATCCTGTAACTTCCATTCCATTTATATTGAAAGTTTCTCTTAATTTGCTTGTCAATCTTTCATTTAAAAATCCCAAATCGGATATCCAACCAATCGATGATTTTCTAATTTTTGTATCATATCTATCATTAGAATTAGCAACATAAACTTCCGCAGCTTTTAAAGTTAATTCTTCCTTACATTTATTTAAAATAAAATCACATTCTTCCGTTGATATAAAGTTTTCAAATGTTTTGATTATATTATTAGACACGATACTATTGTTTATATTAAACTAACTTTTTTAATTGATGATGGCCAAACATTCAATGAATATCTTAGACCCGATTCTATTATATCAACCGAATGTGTTATGTTAGAATCAAAAATAAACACACTTCCCATTTGTTTTGGTATTGAATACTCTACTTTATTTATATTGTATTTAACTAATCCTCCTTCATAATTATCATTTAATTGAATAATAAGTGTTATAGTTGCTCCATTTATTATTTCATGCTTATCCTCATGCCATTCTAAAAAATCCCCATCGGAATAACGATTAAATGAGTACTTTGGGATAGATGTATATGTTACTCCATTGAACGGGTTTAACTCATTTGAAATTGATAAAATCTTATCCGATATAATTTTTATACGAGAATCTAATAATAAATCATCTACAAAATATCCACCCATTCGTTTATTACCATTATATTCAATATCCGCTTCAATCACTTTTCCGTTTAGGATTTTAGATGATTTCATTTGTTGCAATCCATTATCCTCTCCATACGAAATGATAAAATCACATTCTTCTTTACTTAAAAAGTTTTCAATAAATTTATAAAACATTATTTATTTTTTAATCCGTATTTTATCCATTTGTACCATACTCTTTCGTGGATATAATATTGAATGGGTTTATAAATCAATTCTGCTACTCCAAACGCTGCTCCTATCTTAATTGAACCACTTATCAGCCACATCAATAAGAATCCAACTAAAGTACTTACAATACGATATGATATGGTTTTAGCAATATGTCTCTTTCTTTCTACTATCATATAATATTTTTTATATTTTTATCCTTAACAAATGATTCACCGTCAAATGTAGTATATTTCAATTCGTAATTATATCTAAACGATTTATTTTTACTATATGGTAAGTATTCAGTTTCACTTTCAGCTAATTCATGTCTATATGAGTTAAACCGATTATCTAATATAGGAAAATAAAAGAATGAAACTATTGTCCCATTCTTACAATTAGGTTTTATATAATCTAAAAATTTAGGAATATTTTCATCACGATGAGTATCATGCAGAACACCATCAAATTTTTTATCTAATGTAGGTAGTATATCAATCCAATCACCTAATATTATTTCGGTATTTGGTTTATTTTTAGCCCATATTAAAGCATATTTATAAATCTCAGGATGAACTTCTATGATTGTATGAGATGTAACATTAGGATTAGATTGAACGGCATCCGCTGATAAATGCATTCCAAATCCCAGTTCTAAAATATCTCCTCCGTTTTTAGTAGCAATTTCAGCTAACTTAACCATTAGAGATTTCTCACCTTTGTGCATAACAAAATTGTTTTTATATTTCTCTTTCAATTCATCAATCATTATTGCATCCGATGATAATATTAGTTTCTCTTTTCCGTTCACTATCCTTTGGTTTTATCGTATGTTATAGTTCCATCGGGTGTCATATGACCTGTTCTAATTGCAGTTCCACTAATTACTGCTACATCGGATGGTGGCTCGTGATAGATTACATCGTACCCTACACCTCTACCATAATTAACCGATTCAATATCAGGAATAATACTGATTAAAATTTTATTACTATTTTCAATAAAGAACGGTTCTTCAATTAATTCTAAAAAAACTTGATGAGCAGTTTTTGGATTGTTCTCATCCTGTGGAACATCTCTAATTGCTACCCAAACATTTTTTCCTTTGTTTAATTGTTGGTTTATTAACCATTCATGCCCTTTGTGCCAGTTTTGCCATCTTCCAATGTACATTGCATATTTTTTCATAAATCTAATTTTTGTAATAATTTTCTATAGGATTGAAATTCGTTATCAACTGTCGTATCACAATCTATAAAGTTTTCAATCGGTGGTTGGTATCCTTCTACAAAGAAATCCTCTCTACCTCTTTCCTCCGTTGTGTGAACGTATATTTCTTTGATGTTATCTTCTCCTATTAATTGTTTAAAAGAATCTCTTTGGTCTTTATATGGGGAAACTAATGATACTAATGCAAGACCTCCTTTATTATGTATGAAGTGAGAAAGATGTTGTGCCAATTCTACATTCTTTCTACGGCCTGCTTCCGAATAATCCTTATTGTTAAATATCTCTCTTATATCATCACCATCTACAATAGTAGGGCGGAGAGAATGAAGATGTGTATATAACATTTTTACTAAGGTTGTTTTACCTGCACCTGGCTGACCTGTTAACCAATAAATCATGAGTATATGTATTTTACTATTATATTACTTTGAAGCCGTTGTAGATTACTATATTCATGAACATTATTTATATACTCTTTCAAATATCTTCTCTGCACATCATTATACCACTCCATATCATTATTTAATATAGTTTCTAAATGATTCATAAATTCTTCTCCAACTCCAAAAAAATATATAGGGGAATTAAATGTAAATCCTTTTTTTTCTAATTGTTGCTTAACTTCTTTTTTTCCATAATATACAAATGGATTTCCTGATTTAAGAGCCTTATATATTTTTTCGGAAATATATGTACCACCTGAAGGCACGTTTAATAAATGGTGAGTTTCTGTTATTATTTCAAAAAAGGATTCAAAATATATTCTATAATTCATTGGAACAGTGCCTATATGATTTATATCTAATATTTTCTTTTTCTGTTGTTCTACTTCACTAATCTTAGATAATCCAGGATAGGTATCATAGTACATAGGATATTTAATACCATACTCTTCACATTCTTTTAAAAACCATTCCTCCGATTCTATACCGAATTGTGCTTCATTAAAATCTATTAAATTAAAAGATATATTACCTTCCGATTGTTTATTATTTTTATGAATTAATTTAAGTATATCAAATCTAATAGGAGAGAAGTGATTATTAAGAAACATAAATTTTTTCTTTATTGTACCTAAATCAGCATTTTTAATTCTATCTAACGCATCTATAAAGTGAACATCACAATTTTGATTAACCCATTCGTTGTTATTATATAAAATAAAATTCGGTTCTACTAAATAATTTATATTATTTGTTAAATAAAGTATAGGTTTATTATGTAGAATTTTTTTGTAAAAATTTATAATATCATCTGTAACTATACTTTCTTCTATGCCAAAATTTATTATAAACCTTAAATCGGAATCAAAATCATATAGTGATTCTATTTTAGAAACTAATTTATTTACATATGTTGGATTGTTATAATTGAATGTGTCCATAGATTTACCAACCTCTATTAACTTTACATTTTTGTTAAATGCAGTTGTTGAAGTAAATCCGATTGGTAGATAGAATACTAACCCACCATCTCTTATTTCAGTATCAGCATTATTGTGTATGTATAAAGCTTTAACCATTATATTATTCCTTTTTCTATCATATTTAAAATAGATTCTCCAAAATATTCATGTCCTTCTAAACTATAGTGTAAGTTTTCAATACCTACATCTTTTAATGTATAAGTGTTCTCTTCTATACGTTTGGTATCATTCATAGGCAATACATTATTAAGTATCTTATCATATCCAAACTCCATACTATTTGCCATTCGATGTGCGATAGAGTAAGAATCAAACCTATTCATTTGCATTAATTGATTATATGCCATTAGATTATTTAAGTTTTCATATTGAACTAAATAATCAGTCATTACAAAATTGGTGAAGTATGAAAAGAATGTATGAAATTTTTCCGAATCAACTGGTATATCATTGTGCTTAAGCCAATCCTCTACTATATTAACCTGATTCATACCTGGATTAAGAGAATGTACTAAAGCCTTATAAGTCATATCCGCTCTATATGAACCACTCCATTGTGTTATACATAGAGGATTCTTATAATTTTTTAAAAGTGATTTATCATACTTCTTAAAAATTCTTTTATTGGGTTCTAAAAATACCCAATTATCTTCTCCAACTTTATAATCGTATATGAAATAAGGATTAACTTTGGGTTCAATGCCTGATATGTAATACCATCTACGCAGAATAGATTTATTAGATGAACCACTCTTAGATATATTTAAAAGTGGAACACCTAATAATTCTGCTATCTTTAATCCCCAACTAAAAGACCTGTCTAAGAATACCTCATTATTAGAATGTTTTTTTAATTCCAACCAATAATCGTAATACTTACATTCTTCTTTGTATGTATCAAATTGCCTATATAACCCATTACCTTCGGAAAATGAATCTCCGTTAATAATTACTAAATCATAATTCATGTTCAAAATTTATCTTAACCCACTTCTCTCTACTATCCAATTCAAAAGAAGCTATATATTTTTGTTTCCAAGCATTCGGAGGTATAAGAGAAAGAAAAACAGATTCATCTTCTCTCATATAAAGATGATATGTTTCCCCCATTACAGGTTGAAAATTGAATTGAGCGGTATAAACTAACTCATTCCAATTGTATTCATCAATTAGGTTTTGTGCTTCTGCTTTTATTTCTTCGTAGCGAGATTTAAAGTGATGGTTAACTCTAACTACCCCTCTCGATTTCCATCCAGAAACATCCTCTAATTTAATAGCGGGAGCTCCGTGATTACTACCATAAGTTAATTCTCTCTGATAGTAACCACGTTCTTCATCCCATACTACTAAATCCGGTTTATCCTTTTTCTTTTTTTTCAATGTCATACTTTAAAAGACAGGATAAATGGTCAACTCCTACTAAATAATCGGATTCAACTTCAAAAGTATTCTCACCACAATAAGAACATTTCCAACCATCAGTTTCTTTAACTTCGGCTTCATAACTTCCACCCATATCATGTAAGGTTTCAGTTTTGAATTGTTTCTTAGTGATTACTTCTCTTTTCTTTTCACCAATCTTCCTTCTATATATAGTACCACCATTATCAGGTGATTCATATATAAAAGTTTCATTACCATCTAATAATAATTGTTTTTCTATAAAAGAAGCAACATCTTCTTCTTTGGTAATCTTTCCAATAGCATCTATAATATCAAATAAAGATTTATCTGTTTTTAAATGTAATACAGAGAGTTCACCACTTTTTTCAATTGTAATCTTAATTTCTTCCATTTTTTTATTCGGTTTCTACAAAGGTATAAAAACTTTTTGAATTTTCCAAATCTGGTTGTGTTTTACTTTCACCTAATCTTATTTCTTCTTCCAAATCATATCTTTCCAATAATCTCTTTACGATACCACTCCTTACACAATCCTCTTTTGAGAACTCCACTTGATATACACCCTCTACCCCCATAAATCTATTCCATATATCATAGAACCCACTCTTTTGATATGCAGGTACTCCATTTGCTCTAAATTTATCACATTGGGAAAGGTCTCCACATATTACCATCTTACTATCATCTGATATACGCGTTACGAGTGTTTTTAGCTGAGCAGGAGAAGCGTTCTGTGACTCATCCATAAAGATGTATGTATTATTAAAGTTCATCCCTCTAAGGAAGTTTAAAACCTTAAATTCCAACTTACCCAACTCAATCAAACGAGTGGTTTCTTTTTCTCCTATAATTTTATGAAGTATTCCTATTGACGATTCGTTATGATAAGCTATCTTCTCCATCAAATCACCAGGAAGGTGACCTAACTTATCTTCGTTACCAACATCGACGGTTGGGTTTATAATAACCATTTTATATATTCCACTATTCCTTTGGTATAATAACTCTATACCTTTTTGTATTCCTATGAATGTTTTACCTGCCCCTGCCAATGCATGAGCCATAACTATATTATTTTTGTGTGATTCGATTGCCTTATACAATCTCTTTTGGTTTCTTGTTTTAAATTCTATTGGTGATATTAATTTTGGTATCCCTCCTACTTTGTTTTCTACAATTTCTCCAATTGTGTTTGTAACTGTTTGCTCTGTAGCACTCTTTGTAATCCTTTTAGATACTTTACCCATAAATTTAATGTTAGGTTATTCCTCTCTCATAACTTAACCAATCTTCATAAGAATCAATTTCTCTTTCTTACTAACCTTAGAAGATAGTTTTTTAGTGTTTATCTTCTGTATCAGATTTCTAATTTCAACGCATTGTTCATACTCTTCTTTATTTTGAAAATACATCATACACATAGATAGAACTTCTGCATATTCATCTCTAGAAATTACAATCATAGTACGAGAGTAATCATCTATAGTGATACATAGTTCTTTTAAATTCCTTGCGGAAGCAGTCTTAATTTGTTTGAAAAAAGTTTGATAGATAATATCGCCCTTATTTTTTAGATGGCCTGAGAAACCACCTTCACCCTCAACATCACTTAAATAGTTTTTCCAATTTAAACGATAATATATTCTCTTCATATCGATTGGGTTTATAACAATAAGTATTAAAAAGTTTTTTTACCAACCTTTTTTAGATTATATCTTAACCCATTTTTGTATCCGAAACTGGCAACCAACCCTCTGTCACCGTTCCTTTTGCATTGGTAAATCGTAAGTATCCGAAATTATTTTCAACTTTAGTAAATGTTCCTCCTTGTCCCTTAACAATATATGCATTTCTTTTAGAAACAGTATTTGGTGTGGAATGAAAATATGCTCTATCACTTATAACAGTAACTAACCCACCCGCATTAGTAGGTGCAGGGGTTGCATTTCTAGAGATTGTTGGGACAACGGTTGGTCTCGCAGGTAATGGAACTGATAATGGTATAGTTTTTAAATAATTTTGTAAATCTAATTTTGCAGTTGTTTGTAATTGTGATAGTATTTTATCTGTTTTTGCTTGATTAATTGCACTTAGTTCTGCTTGTTTTTGAGAATTTGTTTTTAAATCTAAACTCACAACCCTTTCTCCTAAACTACTAACTCCATTTATACCAGCAGTAATACCATCGATTGCAGCTAATGGGTCTGACCAATTTATATTATTAAAATTAGGTATAAAACTTTTAAGATTTACATTACTTAAATTAGGTAATCCAACTGATACCAACGAACCAATATCAAGTTTACCTCCACCGGCTAATTTTTGTGCAAGGCTTAATGCAGCAGGTGGTATCTTTGGTATTTTACTTACAACCTTATCCACTTTAGATGTTACCTTATCTAATTTATTACCAACTTTATCTAATGCTCCTGTTACTGATTTTAATCCAAACTTAGCTCTAATCTTTTTATCTTTCGGAGTTCTTAAAAGATTTTCATTTTCAGGTGTAACTTCTGGTTTTAATATAGGGTTTTTTCGTTTAAAGAATGATTTAATAGAAGGTATTTTAGGAAGTTTTGTATTAACCAAATCTTTAAGCCCCTGTATCTTACCATTAATCATATCTTTACTTAATTCAGCTGGTTTAAAGTTTTTAAATTTATCACTTAAATCTTTAGCAGTTTTAGATAAATTCTTTATAGCTCCTTTTGCATTATCTAATCTACTTTTTACTCCACCAACTGCTGCTATGGCTAAATTTGCGTAAGCAACTCCCGCTCCTATACTACTAAGTATATTTGCTATTCTATCTCGTCTCTTTGGGTCTATAGGTACGGTCGCTTCAGTTCTAGGTGCAATAGTTGCTTCTTTACTATCTCCTTTTAAATCAAATACAGTTTTAACACCTGCAGGAATCTTATATGAATATTCTAAAGGAAATGTTGAAGATAACCCTCCATCTAACCATTGTAACATAAAAATCGGGTCCATCGACCAATATAATATACCACCATCTGTAGTTAATCCCTTACTTTGAGAAAGATATTTATTTACAAAATCTTGCCAATCAAAATTTATATAAACAAAGTTTCCATTATCTCTATCCAAATCATGTATTACTTTATCTAAATTATTTCTATGTGCAATAGAAAGAGTAGTAAATGTAAACTCTGAAATATATCTTTTCTTATCGGAAGGAAGATGGTTATCAACTACGGCAATATATGGAAAAAATGTTTCAGGTACAACTACTACATTTGTTAAATCAGTATCAATTGGTATAGTTATTCTGTTTACATCATAATAATAACCCGTTAATGTTACCGCCTCTTTTTTACCTGTGGTTGCACCCAATCCAATAAAAGGTTCAACTATTTCCAATGAAGCAACTGAAGGTACAATAGGAGGTGGGGATTTTACCGGAAATGTTTTAACAGCTGAGTCAGGCTTTGGAGGCTCCTTTTTTACAATTTCTTCCGTTTGAGATTGTCCTGGACCTTTACTTTTACCCAATATAAGAGGTAATGATAATAAACTAAGTCCACCGGTAAAAGGAGCAGCTACAACTGCAGCTATCGTACCAACTACTTTACCTACCGTTGTACTTATTGCTTTACCAATCTTCTTAAATGCGTTACCTATACTTTTAAAAAATCCCATACTGAATAAACTATATTACGATAATAAATATCGAAAATAAGATTATATGGGTTGTACGATATGTGAGTAGCTTAAATCCACTTCTAAGAACTGAACAATCTCTTTTGCATATTTTTGATGACCGAATACTCCAGGATGTACATCTTCGATATCAATTTCATCCTTAATACACCCATTAACTTTTTGAGCATATTCATATGGTGCTCCAAAGGGAACTAAGTGTTCTGTAAACATCGGCTGAGGGAATTGAATCAAATTGTAATCCAAATCTCGTGTGATATAGAATCTAACCCCATTTAGCTTCAAAAAGGAGAGGAAATTAAGGAGTTTAAGGTTAAGTGATTGGATTATACTCTTAGGTTCTAAAATCGAATCTTTGATACCTAGAAACGAATTACGGAGGTAGTTGTTATCATCATTGTGTGTACGGAACGCATAATCCCTACATACGAACCAATCCTCTATATCGTTATCATTACCTATAGTGTAGTTAAATAAAAGGTAATCCTTATATTTCTTTGAGTAGAATTCCAAACGAGAGTAATCGGGTACCTCTAAGAATACTATCATATCCTTTCGGGTTTCCCAATTATCCGAAACGAATCTAAATGTTTTACGAATTAATCTCTCTATACCACCACCACTCTTTGAATCGTTTACCGTTTTAATCCCTGTCATTTCGGAGAAGACCGCAGGGTAAGCCATATCTAATCTTGTCTTCCAATAAGGAATTCCATGCTTCTCTTTATATTTTTTAAGAACATCTCGTCTACCATCTGTAAGAGGAGGCTCAACTCCGTTAGAATCTCTTTCATTCCAATCTACATCATTTTCAGTTTCTAATCCACCACCTTGCGTATGCGAGCATCCATTGAAGTATGCTAACTTTATATCTCTTAACATTATTATTTTTTTGTTCTTCTACTTTTTTGTTTACTCTCCCCACCTATATTAGTGAATAAACTAATCAATTCCATCTCTTTATGGTTTAATCCTTTTGTAATTCCATCGGATAGAGTATATACTAACTCACCTTTAGGATTAACTGCCATTCTTAATAAATTTTTCTCACACATCTCATTAATGGTAGTGGATATACCTTCAGATGATATCTTTCTGACAAGTATAATAAATTCTTCTGAACTTAGATTCATATCATCTGTCTGTTCCCATCTCCTTTGCATTGCCACCTGTAATCTGTATTTGAAAACATCCTCATCTACAAATGGGTAATCACCGAAGAAATTAGTTTGTTTTAGTATATCAACTATCTCATCGGATTTTTCTATAATCTCTGTTAGTATATTCATAAATTGATGTTTAGGTTCTCCATAGATTTCTCTAATTGGATAACATACGATTCGAATTCAGGTGAACGATAGTAACCTTCTACCATCTCTTCTACCTCTTTTAATTCTTGTTCTAATATTTCTATATCTTTTTCCATACCTATAAATATACAAATAAAAATAGTGGTGACATTTCTACCACCACTACAAATATACAAATAATATTTTACTTTTACAAATCCTATTGAATATTCTTAAACATCTGAGGTACTGTACCATAAACTGGCAACTTACCATCCCATTTGTTAATGTACTCCAATTGTAATAACAATGGTGTCAATGTTACTTGCTTCATTCTATTTGATTCAGCTTCAGCTTTTGCAGAGGTTAACATTGCCTGTGCATTACCCTCCGCAGTTGCAACTTTAATCTTTGCCTGTGCCTCTGCAGTTTTAACTTCATTTTCTGCTCTTAATGCCGCCTGAACTGCATTGTTCTTAGCCTCTATTGAACGTTTGAATGTTTCGGGGTAAATCAAATTAGATGTAAACTGATTAATTGTAAATCCCTCTTTTAACAATTGTCCATCTAATAATCTACGAACTTCGATTTCGAATATTGCTCTATTACTAATTAATTCATCAGCCGTATATTTGTTAGTTGCCAATCTGAACGCATCATATACTGCTGTCTTTAAGAATCCTTCTTCGATATCTTCCAAAGGTCTACGATACTTAGAAAATATTGCCGGAACTTTATCTCTCTGTACTGAATAGTTCATAATAGGTGATACATTAAATTCTGAACCATCCTTGCTATTTACAATGAATGAATTCTCACCTTTGTATTCTTTATGTTGAATGTATGTAGGGAACTCATAAATGCGAGTTGTAATAGGATTGTAGAATACCATACCGGTAACTGCTACTACATCATCCACTCCTTTATTATCACCATAAAGATTTACTTTAACACCAACATGCCCTGCATCTACTCTTTCACATGAATTGAATAATACTACTAATAGGATAAATCCTATGATACTTGCTCCGATTGTTTTAATCATTTTTTTAATTTTTAATTGTTGTTTTAATTTTTGTTCATCACGCTCCTTTTGTCTTAGAGCCTGATAATCTGTATCATACAATGCCATATTACTTTGTTTTAGGTTTACGTTTTGGTTTTACATTGGTAGGTTCAATTGGTTTAACTTCTTCTACCGATTCATCCGAACTTCTAGCATATTCATATAATGCTAATCCACCCCAAACAATTAGTAACAATAATCCGATACCAGCTAAGATGTTTAACAACGTATTAGCGGTTGTTAGACCTGGGTAGATTACGAATGTTACAATTAAAAAAATTGTAATTGCATTGAAGATTTGAGTTTTGTACTTTTTTAATTTATCCATTTTATTTTTATTTTGTTTTATTTACCAAGATGAAGAATAGTAATAAGAAGAATCACTCTCATCTGTTAGTGCTTCTTTTAATATTTCAATTGTATTATCGATGCCATTAAAGTACCACTCATCGTATTCTGTTCCGCCGAAGAAGAATCCAGATGCGGAAGGTAATAGTGTTTCTGCTAACGAATTATCAGCTTTCACCTTTTCACACGCGTCTAATAATTTTTCCAAATCATCAGTACCAACGTAGTAATTACCACAATCATCCACACCCTTCTGTACATTATCTACAAACCATTGGTGAATCTGATTTTGCTTACGCCAATATCCCGCTTCCTCAACGATGTACTTAATCTTTTTAGGGTTAATATTTGTAGGTTCACCACCTTTGGTTACTTCTACATTATACTTTTCTTCAGGCTTTTGGTGTTCCCATTGCTGAACATAAGTGTGTTTGTTTAGATACATGTCTAATCCCATAGTTTTATATTTTAAAGTTTAATAAATAATGTGAATTGGTTCTTTAATCTTTTTACGACCACCATTCTTTTTACCCCATCCTTGATTCGGGTCACTCTCACTTCGAGTCGTTGGAATAGTACCGGTGAAATACTGCTCTAAGATAACGGCAATTCCATCACCTTCATTCTTAGTAAACATCAAATCTACTACCTTACCCCATTCTAAACTCCATTCAAACGAATCCTCATAAGTAGAATCTTTAAACACTCTACCATAAGAATCATAATGCCCACGCATCTCTTCAATTACTTTACCATCTTTCAATAGGTACATTCTACACGCATCTCCATTAAACGAAGATGAAGCAACTGGCAAACCACTCTCTTTACAAATGAAACTGAAACATCCCATAATTTTAAATTTTAAGTTTTATATTTAATTTTTATTACATAGTAAATATACGAAATAATGGCGAGACCACCAAATATTATTTCGTTTATTTTTAATCATATTCTTGTATATCGTAGTAGTGAATCGTTGGATAAACTTCCACAATCTGAGCCTTTCTATCCTTAAGTTGTTTAAGTTGGATATAGTACTCCTCTTCCGATTTAATAGGGTAATCGTGCCACCCGCCATCTTTATTGGCAACTTTAATTCGAACTATCTTAAACTCATCGATATAACCGGTTCGTTCTGCCTTTTCATAATCCTCAACGGTCTTAAAGGTAAAATCAAACACCTCTGTAGCCTTTGCAGCTTTCACATAACGATACATCTTATTAAACTCTTTCCAAGCTTCATCTTCTGATTCAGCTGAAATAGTAACCCACTCCTGGTCGAAATCACCATAGGAAGGGATAAACCCATAGAACTCAAACTCAAACTTTTTCATAACTTTATATTTTAAATTTTAATTAATCAATTTCTCCAAATGCTCGAATCCACTCCTCATTTGTAATACCTGTCATAAGGAACTCTCTATCACTCATAGATAAATGAGGAACGATGTTCTGAATTAATTCATTTGATTGTGAACGATTTTGAATCCGTATCAGTTGATATTGGTCAACATCGATTTCCATCGTATGTTCCTTTCCTGTTAATTGACTAGTTTTTGTAACTTTCATATTTTATATCTTAAATTTTATTAATATTAAATACCTTGCTCTCTTCGTAAATCATATTCTTCCTTTTCAAACTCCGAATACTCAACCACCTTCAAATAAGGTTTGAAAGCAGTTTCGTAGTACCCTCTAAGGTTACCATAGTTAATCATCGAATCGATGAAGTTTTGTCTGACAAACGTCATATCAGAAGAACCAAACCCCTGGTCTTCCGGCCAATCCGAATAATCGGATGCCAAATCCTCTAAGGAGTTAAATACTGCATCGGAATAGGTGATAACCCTTCCGGTAAACTTACCCACAACGGGGAAAGCATTTCGAACAACTTCATACCCTTCGATTAGGGAAGAATGTTCGTGAATCTTAGATAGATTAAATGGTAAACTCATAGTGTATCTCTTTTAGTACATAGTAAAGATACCAAATGAGTATGACATATCCAAGCAATTTACCAATTATTTTTGGAAATATTGAAAAATTTTTGATTGAGTATCAACGAGTTATAACTAATTGATTATGAACGATTTATCTTACCCTTAATATCGTTCCAGCATTTCGAATTGTAAATTTTTTCTGATGCATAAGCCTCCACTTCAAATGGATGCTTCTTATATGAACCCTTAAACTTATTGTATTTAGTACGACATGGTTGCAATTGATGAGTCCATTCGTGTATCATTGTATCTACCAATTCCCTAACATCTATTAGGTTTTTATAATATATACAAATTTCATTATCTATCTCATCGTAATCCCCACAAATTTGTCCATCATCTATCATTGCGGACAAATAGAACATAGGTTTATATCCTTTTCTATTGTTAACACCCATATTTTGTTTACACCATGTGAATACCATAGCGGCAATTCTACCCGTTTCCCTTCTACCAATATCCTTTATTAGTGTCTTAAGATAGATTTTCATCTTAGGTGGTTTTGTATAAATAGTCTGTGTAACTGCTTCCATAAACGATTTCTTTAGAAAATAAAAAAGGATGGCCTCCTCGTTGCCATCCTTACTATGTAGGGTACTTTTAGTTGTAATAAAAGAGTAAAAGAGAGATTGAGGATGTAACCCTACTCGTAACCTTTATTATATAAACGATTACTTAGTTGCAGTAGTATCAGCTGCTACTGATGTAGAATCAGTTGTAGTTGCAGTTGAATCTACAGCTACTGCCGTTGAATCTGTAGTTGCTTCTGTTGATGTACCTTTGCCACCACATGCAGTCAAAGCTGCGATTGCGAAAATTGCGATTACTTTTTTCATTTGTTTTGTTTTTTGTTTTGTTTTAATTAAATTTATATAACTGATTGTAAATTTTGTAGTAAAAGAAGGGGAAACCAAAGGTAACCCCTTCTTAGTAATAAGTATAAGAACTTAAATGGAATTACGCCATTAATTCAGCTCTTACCGCTTTAGCCTTCTTCAAAGAACTAGCGTATTGAGATAATACCTCACCATTGAATCCAACTCTTACTCTGTAGTTTACAGTTCCAGATGGAGTTGTAATCTTTTGGATGTTAGAAGATACTGTCTCGTACATTGTTGCTTTTGACTTCTTAGCCATAATAATTGTTTCAGTTTGATTATTCCTACTGATGGAGGTTTTTGTTTTAAGAGAACTTTATAATAGGGGTCTCTCTGATTTAATCCCTTTCTTTTACTTCGTAAAGATACGAAAATTATTTCAATCTACCAAGTCTTTTTGAATATTTTTTTAAATTAACCCCAAAGCCTTACTGATATTCGATTCTGAATAACCATAACTCTTAGCTTTCTCAATTGCTTTCTCAATTGAAAGAGGTCCGAACACATACTCACCGGCAATCAAACCTTTCAAACATTTAACCGCTGAAGGCCACGAACCATGTGGAGCGGCGTTGTTACAATGAACATACTTAGCCCAACTCTCAATTTTTGTACCATTTTCGGTTACGAACCCATCACCATACTCATAAATCTCTTCCCAACCATTGTACTTACCACCGGAAAGGGAATGAACGAATCCGGCAATCTCTTTCCACTCTTTAGATTCAATATCCAAATCTGAACCATTTGAGTTACAAACGTAAACCGAAACGGAGTTACCATTTGCGAAAGTCTCAGATGAACCCCATACCATAAGGTTAGGATAGTTCTTTTTAACGAAGGCCTTACTCATAGAGGCAACTTCCTTTCTACCGATGTTGATATAAGGAGTTTCCAAAGGTTTACCCCAATAATCAGTAGTTCTTAAACACTCAGCAGGAACTTCAAAAGTCATCCCCGCATAATTAAATTTCATTTTGTTTTTGTTAGCTTTCATATCTCTCATTTTTTATTACATAGTAAAGATAGGTAATTCCGCTCATATATCCAAGCATTTTACCAATTATTTTTTAAAATAATGTTCATAGACCGTCTTACCTAACACATACCCAATAATTGAAACTCCACCAATGATGATGGCCTCTAAAATTGAAATCGATTCGTTGTACATATCTTATCTTTTGTTACATAGTAAAGATACGAAAAAGGCTGGAACTTACAAGCTTTTATCCAATTATTTTTAAAAATTCTTGATTGAGTATCAACGAGTTACGTCAAACAAAAAACCCATTGAAAATCAATGGGTTATGTATTATAATATTTTATATGTGTTAATCCTCTATCTTTAACTCAGCATCTCTGTACAATCCACTAACCACCATATCTAATTCCGATTGTAATTTCTTTTTAATAGGATGTAGTTTCTTAAGGTTATCGATGTGCTTCTTTTCTTGTGGTGTTCCTTTGGTTGCTTTATAAGAAGCAATTTCGGATTCTATCGCAATAACTGTTTTATCTAAATCTGATTGAATAGATTTAATTCCTCTACCTTCTCCTAACATCACCTCACGAACAAAATTACCTTTCTCATCTGCTACATAATAAGCAATTTGATTATACGAACCACCTCTTTGCTTTTCAATTTTCTCTACTTCTTTTTTAGCATCCTTATATGTTGAAAACACATCTTTAAATACTCCTGTTCCTTGTCCTCTTCCTTTGTTATACCCTACATAGTATTTACCTTCGTTTAGGGATTCGTTCTTAATCTTTCTTTTTTGTTGGATTATCTGTTGGATTTGAGAAAATATATCTTGTATATCCTTATCTAATTTCTTTTCATCCGCCGACATAGGTGTAGTAATATCTACATCCGAATAAAGTTTCTTCTTTTTAGCAATAAGAACATCCACTTTCTTTATTAAATCAGTTCTTACCTTATCCAAATCTTTTATGATGTCGGATGCTTCAGTTGATTCTTTTAGTATATCTTTTAATCTCATAGGTATAAATATTAATTTATCTCGGTTTTCCGTATATCCTTTTTACAATTCGTTTGTTAACTTTGGATAACTTACGAGTGTAATATCCATCTCCTATAAATTCAGGGTTCTTATCACTACCCAATATATCCATTATCTTTTGCTCATCTCTAACCACTGGTGCTCCAGATGATTTCATAATATCCTCCATCTTCAAACTAGCTTCAATAAACCATCCATTTGTATTACACAATTGGATAACCTTTTTAACTACATCTGATTTTGCACTCTTCTTATTGTTAGTTCCCAATAGGGCAATCTTATTACCAAATCTAGTTGGTTTGTATATGATGAAAGCATCTGGCTTCTTATCCGAATCTACATCTTTCAATGCAGTTGCTTTGTATTTAGATTGGAGTTCGGAAGCAGAATTAGCTGATAAATCCATACCTGCATTTAAGTAGGTAGTTTTATACATATCCCATATCTCCTCTATACCCTCATTATCTATGGATTTTAAATCTAAGGTTACCCACTTATTAGGAGGTATTTCTAACTCATTTAATATTTCAGTTAATCTTATCATTTCGGTTTTCCAAACATCATTTTGGTGTGCATACTTCCAGCTATTTTTCTATCATATGAACCATCACCATTCCATTTAAGTTCTTTACCTTTTAATGCTCTACGAACGGCATCCTCATCGGTAACGGGTACTAAACCTTTCCCCATAAATATATCTCTCATCTTACCGGAAACCTCTACATAATATCCACCCTTCTTTAGTTTATCCACTTGATGATTCACAGCTGCCGATTTACCTGCTGAAGAACCATCATGCCCTAATGCAACAAACTTCTTACCAGCTGTTTTGTATTTAGCTATCGTAACCGCATCTATTTCATCATCACCATCTACATCTATCACATCAAAGAAATCACCCTCATCAGGAAGGTCTTCTTTATCTTTTACATTAGAATGACCACCTATTGGTGCATAAGCAGTTGCAATCAAATCATATATTATTGCCTTAAAACGAGGTAGTTCGGAACGCATGATTGGAGCCCACTTATTTTTTGGTATCTCAAATCGTTTATCTGTCTCCGAAAGTAAATCTTTTAATCGTATCACAATGTAATTTTTTTATCTATATTGTATTTTTCATAAAAGTTATTAAGAATGTTTACCAAATCATCTATCATTCTTTTGTGTTTCTTTTGAGAATCAATATCTCCTGCTGCAAAATCCGTCTTTGTTAATATAGTAGATATTATTTCTCTCGCACGCATACCTTGTACTGAAAACTTTTCATTCATTTCTTTATTTTCTTTCCATAATAAATTAGAAAATTTTGAATACATATATTTTTCAACCAATTTGTTTTCTAATTTTTTAAACTTAGCAGATTGGTCTCTTTTACCTATATAAGCATCCTTTTCAGTTTCTAATTTTATCTGATGTGTTATCTCATGTATAACGGCATATTCCGGGTCTTCCATTCTGTTTACATTAAATGAAATGTAAAGAGCTTTCATTGTTTTAGGATTGAACGTTATTGCAGCACCACCCTTACCAATATTATTAAATTTTACAGGCAGAGGTGTTATTTTTAAATCCTTGCACAATGCTTCATAATACGCTTTTATACTAGCAGGATTACGAACACCTTCGGTTAATATATCTTTTAACTTAATCATATTACCATTTTTTACAACTCCAATATCTTGCTTTTGTTCTAGGTCCTGGTGTATCACAATTGTGTCTTGCTCTAAATGCTTTTCTTCTATCGGGATTTGATTTTCGTATTCTCATTGTTTCCTCACCTGCCGCAGCCGCTGAAGTACCACCATGCCCAAAGTTTACCTTAATAACATTACCAGCAGGATTCTTTACATATACCTTAAACTTCTTAACATCACCTTGCATTGGTTTACCCAACTTCACTTCTCTACCCTGATATTCTGCTTCGTTTATCTCCGTAGTATATCCTTTTAAAAAGTTTAAGAAATCCTCTTCCTCATAATCCTCCACATCTAATTCATCATAATCATCCCCATTATCGTGTCCACATTTATGACAAAGATATGGGTCTTTACCACCATCGGATAAATCCCATTCCCATCCACACTCCGCACATTCTACTGATTGAGTTTCACTTTCATTAACAGGTACGCAGTTAGGAACTTGTCTATCCCCTTTCTTTTTCATACCAACCTGCTTATATCCTGTCCAACAAGCTTCGTTTAATATTTCTTTTAACTTTATCATATTATCCTATTTAGCAGTTTTCCAACCACCACCTTTCTCTTTATAGTTCTTTGCAGCCCATCCGTTTGCATAAGCAGATGGATAAACATCAAACTTTCTTTTAGCCGCAGCTATAGATGCCGCCCATTTCTGTGGGTCAGTTGGAACATTCTTTTCTAAAAATAGATTTAACTTTTCTTCTAAATTCATACTTTCATTTTTACCAGCACAATGTGCTTTCTGTGAGAAACCTTTAGGGTTATTACAATCAATTGAGTTTTTATATTTTTGAGACCAATCTTCTGATACTCCCTCACTTGCTCCTGTCTTTACAAATGTAGGTTTCTGTCCCTTCTTTTGTTCACCACCTTTTTTAGCATCCCCTGCATCGGATTGTGCCGCTCTCTTTCTTTTTACAAATGATGCTCTACCATCTTTACCCAACTTAGCCGCCTTCTCATTTGATAAACATGCTACATAAGCTGAACCTTCCTCACTATCCCCACACTTACCAACTTTCTCACCCTTAGTATTATATCTATCCCACCCACCGGTCTTTCCACTACCGAACCACTTACGAAGGTCTTCCGACAATATGGATGTTAATTTAATCATTATAATTTAGCTATTAAAGAATCGTAATCCAATTCAATTGTAAACTGATATGAACCCTGTGTATGTCTCGCATAGAAATCCAATCCCGTCTTCTTCTTTGCATATTTAATAATCTCATTATATACCTCATTCACACTATACTTTTCCACCTTAGCCAAATCACCTATAGTAGCCGGTAATAATAGTATTGTGCCTGCTTTAGCTGAAGTTACTATAAAGTTAGCTTTGAAGAACTCTAATTTCTTAGCTTCATCAATTGGAGCAATTTTAGATGGTTGATTATTAATCACTGGTATAGAAACCACATTAGATACAATATCCTTTAATCTCATAATATTTTTCTTATATACATAAATATTAGGTTTTAAATAAAAAAGGGAGTATCAAACTCCCCTTATACAATCTTATCTAATGTTTCTAAAAATTGTGGATTACCTATAGTATATAGCTTACCATCAACCTCATATATTATGTTTTTCCCATTACCCAACGCCCACCTCAATACCCAATTCAATACAACCGAATCCATTTTTTTACTATGTTCCATTACATCATAATAGGAAAGTGTATCATCGGTTGGATGCTTTTTATGTGAAATGACAACATTTGATAGAGTTGGTTTCATCCAATCCGGTATCTCTTCATTCGTTAACCATTCACAATTGTAGGAACGACAAGGATGCTCTGGTCTATTCTCATATATAGTACATCCACATTTAGTATCATAGTAGGTACACTTAATGCCATTACCCATAGGTACTCCAAAGATTTCTGCTTTGAATCTACCATCACAACATCTTCCACAATCACCACACTCTCTCATTATCTAAATCCAATTGTTGATTTACCTTTCTCCTCACTCTTATACTCCGCTTCATTCACATTATAAATCTCTGTTAGTGTCATCGGCTTAGTTGCTTCATATGGAATCTTTAAATGATTCAATACTGAATTAGAATCTTCAATTGATAACTTACCGAACTCATGCTCAGCAATCAATCTACCCTTTCTCAATAGAGCCTCATCAATCTTTCTCTTATCCATATTGAATGTTGCGACAATCTGAATGTTTAGGATATCAGAAAGAATTCCATCTGTTAAATTAAGGATATTAGATACACCTACTGAACCTCCGGTGTTTCTGTCTGTAATTACTCTCTCCGCATCTTCGATGAAAAGAATAGAGTTAGCATTTTGAATTAAGAAAGGTGTCATCTCTGGTGAAGTAATGAAATCAGCTAAGTGAGGTGGAATGAATAACACTCTCTTACCTTTAATCTTAGAAGCCAAATACTTTAAGTAGTGAGTCTTTCCTGTACCAGGAGTTCCGTGTAATAGAACTAATCCCTTACCTTTCTTTTTGTTAAGTGTACTTAAAATCTTTTCATGCACTTTAGTAAAATCCTTACCATAATTCAATTCAATATTCATTTGTTGTTTAGGTAATTCAAACGATTGAGTATCATACCCATTTCTACTGGCAATAACCAATGAAACATTATTAGATTCCTCCCTCTGCTTCTTTGCTATACCTTTTACCTTTTCAACGATTGTATTGTAAACCGATTCTATAACATTTGAATAGATTCTAATAGTTGCTATATCTCTAGCATTACGAATTAGTTTGCCATTAAGAGGCATATAAGTAACGTTCAATAGTAACACACCTACATCATCTTTCATCTCATACCAACGTGATGCGCTATGTGAAGAGTTAACGTAATATTCTCTAGAATGAATTTGTTCTAACCCACACTCATCTATAAACTTAATTATATCCGAATTAGTAAACCTATATTGGTCGGAAACATTAAAGAAGTGAGTATAGTGTTTACCTGTTACTTCTAATCCATACGAACCAATTGGGAAATCATCTGCATCCACCGGTCTATATGGTATCATAGAAGGAAGGGTTTCACTTCTATTAGAAGAATCCGCCATCATCTCTTTAATCATAGCAATATCAGCATCACTCATATCCTGAACCTTCAATACTTTATCTCTCAATTGATTTTTAAATTTACGAATATTATCGCTCATATTATTTTGCTTTAGCTTTCTTTCTGTTTGCAATATCTCTTCTATGTTGGATATGTTTTCTCTGCATGAAAATCATATAGTACCAATTAAAACAATTGACTAGTAATGCAATCCCCAATACCCAATAAAAAGGATGTTCCATTTAATCGAATTTATCTGCTTTCATTTTAGGTACTTCTTTAATTACATTGAAAGTATCTCTACCTAATGTAGTAGTACCTAATCTATATTCAATTATTCTAGTTTGTATTTCAACTCCTATATCTCTTGTTCTACGATACTTATCCCACTCATATATCGTGCCCATAAAGAATATAAACATACTATATCCTACTACAAATAATATCAATCCTATTAATTCTATTCTGTTTGATATCCAATTTTTTATTTTATTCATAACTTTTATTTAATTGAATTTATTAATTCCAAAAGAATATATGATAATTTATATCCTGCAAATGCACCTAACGCAGATGGGTAAGGAAACACTATAAGTTTTCCGAAATCAGTTATGTATTTAGGTCGGTTTACTATCTTACCCATAAATGTATAATATGTAATATAACCTATTAATACTGCTATATCTGTTCTGGTAGCAATGAATACTACTAATGTAGCTCCTAAAAATCCAAATATAAAGTTATCTCTCACACCTTCCCAAACTTCTTTAGGTGAAGCATCTTTCCACTCTTTAATTATTTTTTGTAACTGAGCCTTCTGTCTTCTCATAACTTTAATTTGATTCAATCCTAATTGTTATACCAGCATTACCTGCTGATATGAAATATTTATTATATCGGTTATCATTAATGAATCCATAATTTTTGAATCTAAATATAACAACTTGCTTACCTTCTAAGATTGCCCATATTGCATTATCGGCATAATCGATGGATGGCTGTGTTATAAATCCCATCTTCCAACTTTCCCTAAATTCGGGTTCCAATTCTTCCGGTGAAATATTAATTATCATATTACGATTCTATTACAGCTTCAGGAATGTGTCTACAAAACCATATCCACTCTTGTTGTTTTAATGCAATATCACACATCCAAAAATCTTTCAATGCAGTAGCATCTTTAACTTGCTCCACTTTTATTTTACGATATACCCAATAAAGTTCTCCATTAAATTCAACTAATTGTTTATTTAGTATCATTTTATAAATCGTTTATTGCATCTGTTAATGCCTTTTTAAAATCTTTAGAAATACTATCTTGCTCTTTTATTGCTTTGATTAACTCTTCCATCATCTTACCATAATCAATTGTAGTGTGTGTAGTTCCACTATTCGTTACGGTGTTTATTATACCACTACTTCCTCCGTTTACTCTCTTCGTTACGGTGGATGAAGTAACTGATGCCGGTTGTGTAAAAGAATTCTTTTTTCTTAATTGTAACAACTCATCTACTAAATTTTCAAATACGTTTCGGAAAGAAGATACAGATGAAATCATATTCTTATCTACTTCTTTACGAGTGCTGTACTTATCCTCATCCCATAGTAGTATATGAAACATATCATCGGTAACTGATTTAAATTTATGACCCGGTGCTAACACATTCAACTCCCATTTAGGTCTATGTGGTAAGTTTAAATCTAATACATCCGCCATATACTTTGTTTCCCCCGCATTATGTATTGGATTAACTATACAATGACCTTTATATGTGTATCCACTTATCTTTTCCCAACCTTTGATTTTGATATTCATTTTCGTTTCTTCACTTTATGATTATAATACCAAAATGGAAATTGTATTCCAAAATAAATTCCCACACCTAACGTCGCGAGTAACAAAATTGGGAGAAGCAATATAGATGTTAGTATATCACCGATTCGTTTCATTAGATAGAATTATATATTCCTATTGCTCCTACTATTAACCAAAAAGTATTCATTAGGATATAAGGTTTGTTATCTCTTTCCCACGCACAATAAGTAAGTATCACCGCATCAATTGTATTCCATATCCACATATAAAGAAACGGTGTATCCTTTCCCATTACGGATAACATACCAAATGCAGCAATTCTCATTACCACACCTACACCTTCCATTAATTCTAATACTTTATCCGATTTGATTAACTTACCCTTTGTTTGTTGTTTCATTATTTTATTTTTTAAATCCTAACTTCTCCCAAACAATTTTAAATGGACAGATGCCGGTTAAAGCAGCCAACGGTAATAATACAGGTGGCAACCAATGTACCCAACTAATGTTTTCAAATCCCGCTAAACAATTAGCGATAAATACTACCACTCCTATTGAAAGGAATGTCATTCTTGCCGAAGGAGAAGCATCTCCTAATTTAAATAAACTCATATGTTTTTTATTTTATTCTTTTTCCGTTTTTATAAACCCACAATTCATCATCACCTTCTTTATTGGTTACGATGATTGTAATTATTTCGTCTTTAACAAAACGGGAACGTATCCATCCCCATATCTTTTTTATTATTTCCATAAAATTTGAATTCCTAATATTGTTGCTGCTAATAATAAACAGATTAATGTTTTAGTAGTTAGTGGTTCTTTAAACATTAACATACTCAATGTTACAAATACAACTATACCAATCCCAAACCCAATCAATCGTGAAGGCCATAGTTGTCCATCGAAGTGATTAACAAACCCTTCAACCGATTTAATATAAAACCATCCGGCAGGAATAGAACTTAACAGAATTATAATTGGATATTTCTCATACCAACCAAATTTTACACTGCCCTGCAATTGTAGGAAAGAAAATATCTGACCTAACACTCCGAAGAAAAACCCTTTTAATAAATCCATAGTTTGTAAAGATACGAAAAAAAATTGATATTAACAAATCTAATTCAAGCAGATTTCTCCGAACTTAGATTCAAATCCAATCTTTGTTACCATCGTAGTTGTCTGTTCCCATAGTGGTTCAACATCATCGAACTCACCCATATCATGTCGTTGCATAGAATAGAATAGTGCAACTTTAAAGGCATCATATTGGTCTAACCCTTTACTCATACACATCTTTACAACCTCATCTAATTCTTCTTGTAGTTGTTCTTTATCCATAACAATAAATATTAATAATCTTTAACTACCCAATTAGATGGATTAGCCAATCTAACTTCGTACTTACCAATATCATTTTTAATTAAGTAACGTTTGGTTAAACGATTCTTATACGGAACTCTTAAGTTTCTCAAACACCAAGAGAAAGTATTAGAACCATTTAGAGATTTATAATATTCGTGTAACTCTTTATATCTTACTGAACCATTTCTCTCTACATAATCTAAAACTGATTGTGCAGTTCCCTCTCCTATAACTTTAGGTTTATCCAATCCTAATGATGAAGCATATTCATTCTCTTCTCTTAATACTCTTCTCAAATATTCACTATCGATTTCTGATTCGGAACTGAACGGGTCTACCATAGGAAAACTTGTCATCATATGAAGGGATTCACCGATGTTAGCGGAAACTGATTTAGATTCAGTTAACTTCTCTAATGAATCAGCAATTCTTTTTAATTGGTGAGCAATATCAGGCAAAGTACTTTCAATTAATCTCTTACCCATAAGTGTTTGATGTAATTCCATAATTTATATTTTATTTGTTTTATTATATGATTCAATTAAGTTCAATAGATACTGAGCCCTATCAGCTATTCTATCTATTTCACTCTCTTCACGACCATTTATCCATCTATCACTATTAAACAATTCGTTTAATGCGATTTCAACCGTCTTAACGTATTCGGGAGTTAAATCTAATTTCATATTTTATATTTTATTTATTATTAATTTCAATTTCTTCAACGAATGAACCATCTTCAAATCGATACATTCTACTTAACTCAATGACTTCGATTACACATCTACCTTCATCGGAATCTAAAATGTTTTCACACTCATCCCAAACCCAAGGGATTTCTTTACCATCTAACATACCACAAAACTCACTTGCGGTTAAAGAATGAGCTTCATACTCTAAAAATTCTAATAACTCTTTTACCTTACTCATAATTTTATATTTTATTCGTTTATAAATTTACCATCAACAAAACATATATTGGTATCATCCTCTAATAAGATGTTATAATACCCATCATTGAAATCGGTTAGGGTAACATCCAACCATTCAAAGTTGATGTTATTCTCTTCCAACCACTTATCAAATGTAACAGCATCCATTCCGATACTATTAGCTTTCTTAAGAATTTCTGAAGTTTTCATATTACTTAGATTTAAAAAGGTTTGTGAAAAAATTAGATACCATTTCGAATAACGAAGGTTGTTCCATCATTACTACATCAACATAGGCTTTAATACATCTACTCATTTTGTTTATCTTTTGTTACATAGTAAAGATACGAAAAAGTGTGGAACTGGCAAGCATTTAACCAATTATTTTAAAAAAAGTTTATTGAGAATCAATGAGTTATAAGTCGTTGATAACTAACTACTTAAGAGTTAACATATCCCCAATCGTTTGTGCTATGTGAGATGGGCCTTTTTTCAACTCCCCTACACTCATTAACCTTCTAACGGGAGACATATAATTAACATTCGTAGAAGTACCATTCCAAAACCATAACTCATAAAGGGCAGTATCCCTTTCACCTATAGGATTCCTTTCTATATTAACCTGCATAGTTTCTCTTCTATTATACCTATACAATTTAATTAGGTAAGCGGTATCCAATGTTTCTACTTTACCAATCCTCCATTCACCGGCTTCCATCTTATAAAGTTTGGATATGTTTTGTATCGTTAACATTAGTATATTAGATTTTCAATGGCGGAGCAGAACGTATCGATGTCGGAAATTTCTGATTTAGATAGATAAACATAAGAGGAGCCGTATTCCAATTTGTAGTTTCCCATTTTGACACTCTTAGGATAACGATTCAATTTTAAATCTCTTTTATGAGACCCCAACATATCATTTAAGAAAATAAGATAAGTGGCACGGTTGTAAACCATTTTGGAGACGATGAAATCCAACCCGATTGTACGACCGGAAAGTTTATCCATATTCTCTATTTTTAATAATCCATGTGTGTTATCCATATTCAGTTTCTTTTTTAATACTCTCCATCAGTCCCCAACCCGTCCGAAAATTTTTAGAGAGGGAATATTGATAGTTTAGATATCCCATACCTGTCTCCCATAGATACACACTAACTCACCAAATATTCTCATCTCATCCATTTCGGAACGCAAAATCTGCAAAGGTTGATGCTTTCCATTAGCATGAACGGGCTCTAACCTATACCAATTACCATCTATACTATCCCTATGAGTTTCCCTCCGCAATATAAGAGCAAGAAAATCCTTTGTCTCACCACTCTCCTTCAACTCCATCATAAAGTGGTAGTAGGTTACACAATCCGTTACATCGTTGATAAGGATATAGTATCCACCACTTTGTAGCCCAAACCCAACAAGTTTTTTATAGTTTTGTATGGCTAACATTATACTATACTATCTTTATGATTCTCCAATGTACTCTCAACCAATTCATAAAGAAGAACGGGATGTTGGATATGCTTTGGTTCTAACATATAAGAACACCTCCAACTCGCACCCACTTGAAATACTTCACACTTATACACCTTACCCACTAACCCATCCGATAACCCTCTCTCTATTCGGCAAGTTACGGGTTGTTTATCCCCAATACGTTGTTCGAAGACGAATACATAATAATCCACTCCTTCGAACGCCTTTGCCAAATCCCATCCGTATATAACGCCGGAAAGGAGGTCTTTATCGTATCGTTTAATTGTTAGCATCTAATTGGCGGATAAGTGAATAAATGAATACGTTAGGAGAAACGAAATCATTGTAGTGAAAATAAAAAGAGTTCTCTTTCATAGCAGGACCATAGAGATTCATCCTATAATGGTCGTGGTCGTTATACATAGGTAGAGTATGTAGATAAGAAGAGTACTCTATTCCCCCATAGTTAAACCCTATACGATACTGAGGTTCTGATACACTATCCTCTAAGTAAGTATCTACCCATAGGAACTCAATAGTATTACTATATGGATGTGCACGAACACCTAAGTCGTGTATCCCCATTAACTTATCCTTTATATTCTTTATCTGTAGTAACTTACCACTCTGTATATACTTTATACTCATATTATTGATGATTTACCCGCAACTATTTTCTAATACCTTTAACATCTCTCTTTCTATGAACCACTTATCCCCAATCTCATCCTTAGTAAGAACGCTATGAGAGAACCCACCACCCTCATTAGGAGATTTTAATTGTTGCGATTGTATTCGGTAGAGTATCGGTTCTTCGCTCTGCCTATCTCTACTTATGGCAACATCGAACATAGGATAGTTCCACCCGCTTATACTCTCAAATCGGAATGTGTACCAATCTTCTAACTCCTCCGTATGTTTGCATTGATATAGATTCCCCTTAATAGAGAAAACAAAATCAATCCAAATGTCGTGGTTCTTAATCGTTATCATTTATATGGTTTATATTGATTCATTATCTTAACACACTTCTCTATCCACTCCCAATGGTATTCTAATGTAAGACGGTTTACCACTCCACTCCATAAAGGTTGTGTACCAGGTGTAGTAGTAAACATCATCATAGGTAATTCCCCTTTGGCGTTCTCAAACCGTCTACCTAAAAAGATTTGGTATTGGTGTCTTCCCTTCGAACCTATATCCGTCCAAAGGAAAACATAATTATCCCCAATCTCCATAACGGAATCTAACTGCCATCCTAAGAAATGAGCACCCTCACCTAATTTATAGTTCTTAATTGTTATCATACACTCGCCTTAGATAGAAATTTTTAATTCTAATTTATCCTTACTATCGTTATATGGTATGGTAACCGTTATATTACTTATCTTAATCATTTTACTAATCAATCGTATAGCGGTGCTTAAAGGTATTGGTTGTATCGTATTCATTCTATTAACGGATATTTTTTTATCTTTATTCATATTGTTTTATTGTTAGCATGGGTAATCACTTAATATTCCTTCCATTTGAATTAACATATTGTCCTTATCCGAAATCCAATCCTTTGTAACCTCATTGCTTATATCCCTACCATTATATGTTATCTCATAGGTCCGTCTTCCCTCATAAGAAGATAGTGAATCCCTACGAAGACCTATTATACATGTCTTAGCCGTTACATTGTTTGATACGATGAAATCATAGAACCTATCATCCTCACTAACGTGTAATACGGAATAGTTAGGATGTAGTACCTTACCTACTAGCTTTTGGTATCCCTTAATTGTTATCATCGGTATAAGTTTCGTTATAGTATGCCTCAATATCTTCCCTACCTACATTATGTGTACACCCATATGCAAAATCTATTGTCTGATTCTTCTCCATCTCTAAGTAGTTCCTCTTAAACATCTCCCAATGAATTGAATCGGTTTGTAAATCCTTCATCAACTCTATTCGTTGGAGGGCTAGTGTTAGTGCCGTTTTCATATTATAAATTAAATTTTTTAAATCTCCAATCTCCTGCCTCTCCAGTGAATCCTCCTCTGTCCGCAATATCTAATATGTTCTCTAAGAATTGGGTAAAGTTATCCAATGAAATCAAATCTCTCGTAGTTACTCCCATAGGATATGATTTTTTGTTAGTCCAATCGTATAACCACATCTGATATCTATAACCTATATCCCTATGTTCGGTAGCCTCTCTTATGATATCCATTCGGTATTGGTTAGTGGATGTATTTAACTTTATCACATATAGTTTGGTTAAGGTATCCATACCATCAATTCTGATTCTATCTGATACCACTTTGGTAGCCATTGAATAAAATCCCTTTATCTCTAATCGTTTCATATAGTTTATCGTTTATCTTCGAAGTATCTTTTAATTACTGAGTATAATTGGTATCGGAACTCTTCAGCTCCTCTCTTTAAGTTACTATAACTGAGGTTATGTTGTACATATACTCCATCTACCTTTATCTGTAGTGAACCATTCTGATTTGGTTCTTTGATTAAGTGAACCTTTATAACCTCACTCCATCCTCCAATCACATATTCGAATTCATACGCCCCTTCCCAATTAATAGATGTTACACAATGTCCCAATACCTGTCCATTGGATTTAACTATATCTCCTTTTATCTTATCGTGTCCGTCTATGTTGATGTACTTCATTCTATTGATTGATTAACGAAGATACGAAATAACCCCCATATAACCAAATTTTTTTTAGTGAAATTTTACCCTTTGGGTATTAATATATATTTTTTCTCACGAGGGTAAAACCTAACCAAAATATGCTTGTGTACCCCTGCCCCCCTCCACACAAAAAAGTTTTCCACAGCTCCATAGAACCTAAACCCTATAGAGTGTGGATAACTCCTATCACCTAGCCCCCTAAGTTATTTGTGTAATCCCCATTGCAGAATCTGTTCCATTGCTCTGTTTGTTGGGAGTGTGGGTACATAGGATGAAGATACTCCTAACTGAGCTGCCCATTGGTTAAACTCCAATTGGGTTATAGGTAGTACACTCTTACTTACTACTGCCCCATTGGGTAACATATGTGGTGTCTCATATACTATCTCTCTTATACCTACTGTTGTTTCTATACTCATATACTATAGTGTTATTTGTTACTGAATTATTTTTTGTTTCCGCCGAGTACTTCCTTTATCCATAGGTAGTAGTAACGGGGTATTGCAAATGTTAAGGTTAGGTAAAGGAATACTGTCTCCCCAAAGGATAACCTCTTCCCCATCTTATTCAATTCCCTATTGGCGGACCGAAGTGGGAAAAAAAGTAAAATCCACCATACCCATAGGGCGATTAAAAAGTTACTTCCCATATACCATTTTTTGTTTATTAGTGAAGTAACTCAGCTTACCCATACAATAGTGGGCCTCCTCATTACACTTATTACCCAACTCCTTATCTCCATCGTTATAAGCACACACTCCCTTACCGAGAGCTATATAGTACTTAGTCTGCCAAAAATTGATTTTCTCCATATACCCATTAGGGTACTTTACTTCTATACTCATAATTTATATTTTATTTATTGTTTACGAATGCTTTACAACTATGGAACTTAGTGTTCATAGCCTTCCATATATTCCAATCAATCATCTTAGGGAAAGCCCCATGCATATCACCTACTGTCAAACTCTCTAATAGGTTCTTCTCTATACTATGCCATTTACCACCTTTAGTAGTTAGGATGTGAAACCAATAAGGTTTTCCACCAATCATTCTCTCCATCTCTACTACAGTGGTGTTCTTACTTAGGTAGTATGGTAAGTTCTCTATTGTACACTCTACATCACCAATCACTGGAAAACCGGCTCTTGCCTTAGCAGTATATCGGAATCGGTACTCTGTTCCCAATTCTGTTAGATTACTCACACTTACCCTATTACCATTAATGTTGATAGTACCATAGAATACATTACCACCCATAGGGTCTGTATTAACTTTAATTAAAGGATTGTTCATATTATGAAGGTTTATTTACGAATTCAGTACGAGGGGCTTCCTCAATCTCAATAGGGGTTACCCTCATTCTACACTCATTGCCGGTGTACATAAGGAAGGTAATAAGGGAAATCAATTGTATCTTTCTCAATCTCATATAGTAAAGATAGGTAATAGGGACGACATATCCAAGCATTAACCGAATTATTTTCTGTTTCCGTCTAAAAAACTTGCTTGAGTATCAACGACTTATAACTCATTGTCTCTCAGAGGGTTACCACTTATCTCAATCGGTGAACCATTAAGTGAGTATGCACATCTATACCCATAATCAGGTAGGGTGATGTGGTAGATACCTTCGTTTAGATTCGTAGGGGATACTACCAATGGCTCGATTCGGATGCCGGCTAGTTCACAATACGATTCGAACTCAGTAGGTTTCATACCTGGTCCACCTTCGACAACTTCACATAGGTTCATTAGGGATTTAATACGGCTCATAGTAGCTGGGCTCACTCTCATAGGGTTAGGGGTTAAAGGGTTTATATCTCTCATTACTTATACAATATAGGTATAATGATTGGGATATACAAATTTATTTGAAATTAATCTCCCTCAGTATCAACGAGTTATAAGGTATTGGTTCTCAGCGAGTTAGGGACCGGCTGTCTCTCTATCTATTCCCGCCCTACCACCCTATAAAGATACGGCTTTCCGTCCACAAAGTCAAGCAAAATCCGATTTATTTTTAAAAAGTTATCCACATATACCCCCCTAAATATGTTTAAAAATAAGTGGGTAAATGCTTGGTCGTATCAGCCCTATGCCCTATCTTTACTATATAATAAAACGATATACTATGAACCACTTAATCCTAAACAACTTTAAAGAGGTGAGTGATGATTTGATAATTGATGTGTTCTCATATGCAAGTATAGTAGATGGGGTATTCAATGAAGGTTTGTTCTATGGAGACCGTCGTATGAGGGAAGATGAGAAGATTGATGGGTATATCTACTCTATATTGGGAAAAATAAGTAAAAAATAATCCGTAAAAGGCTTGGATATATCAAACCTTTACTGTACCTTTAATATATAAACGATACACTATGAATAGAAGCGATAGCAAATTAATAGAACTAAACGAAGTGATAGGTACGGAGGTATCAGAAAACTTCTCTCCTACCCTCAGAGCTAAACTTGTCCACATAGATGAGTATCACGGAACTTGTCTTATGGAGGTTGTTCCCTCCCCCTATGTATCTATGGTGCAAGGTGGTTCACTAAACAATGATAGAGTGGGTGAGAGATACCACGCTCCTATCTATCGTATTCACAACGCTTATTTCTTTTAAAAAACAAAAAATGAAAAAATACAGAAACTATAAAGTAGAATCAGCTCCATCCCCTTCCTTTCCGGAGATGGTCTCAGTAACCCTTAAGAGTGGAGGAGTAAAGAAGTTTGTAACGCCGGCTAAGGCTGAGTTATGGATTGAAGAGCAGATTGCCATCAAAGCAATAAATGGTGGGGCTAAAGAGGCTAAGGCACAATTAATGGATATGGGTTTGGTCCCATTTGAATTTAAAACCGCATAGAGTATGGACGGAAACAAAAAAGAATTTATAGAGTTATCAGAAGAGGAGTTGTTTAAACTGCCAGAGAATGAGTTTATGGAGTACTTAGACCGTAAGGCTGAACACTTAAAACAATTCACTCGTCCGTTGGGTACATATCACACCAAACAATTCATGTCTCAGACAGTAGGTAGTGAGTTATCCACAGAACAATTAAAGAAAGCAAAAGAGATAGGGGCAGTAGGGGATTCAGCATGGACAGAAGGAATCCGTAAGGCAGCAGAAAAGATTGGTGAAGACCCTAAACTCTCAGACCCTGGCATTAAGAATATAAAAACCAATCGTAAACAGTGGTTTGACTAAAAGATATTGTTGTTTATTTTTTTTGATTCATACGTTAACCCGGCTATCTCTATGGCTGGGTTTTTTATTTCCCCCTATAGTACAATCTTTTCTTTGAATCTTCAGTCCTATTTAACATAAGGCGCATTATATAACAGATGTATAGGATTTCGTTTTTATTTTTTTGTACTCTGTTTATATTGTTTAGGGTTGTCTAAAAAGTTTAGGTCTCTCTAAATCACATATGTAAACCCTTATACAATTGTAAACAGAATTTTATTCCTCTCAGCCCGACGGGTCGCAGTATATTTTCCTACTTATACCCCATTATGTAGAATAAAATTCTGTGTCTAAGGCTTTGTCATATGGATTTTTATTCGTACCTTTGTACACTCCTAACACGTAAAAAAAATTTGGTCGTTAGACATATACATCTATATCCACTTTTCCCCACTTCCTCCCACTTTTCACCTTCGTTATAGAGATAAGAAATAACTACTTAAGTGTATAATTCAGAATATTACACGCTTTACTCGCTTTGACACTCCACTTTTAGATATGGTGTAAATACTATCGATTCCATCTCCATCCCTTTCTCTTACCCCTTAGTAAAAGATAAAGAGACCCTATTGTAAATACCCCTAAAAAGAGAGGCCCATTGTGTAATACTATAGCGAGTGCACATAACCATATCACCACTATAAAACTTAATCCTTGCTCCATATCCGTTGTTTGTTTAACCTCCGTATATATATCGATTGTGGTTAAAAAAAGAATTGGGGAGCTGTGGGTTGCGGTGGTGGATTGGTTGTCGGACCCTCACCACTCCCTATACTATCCTCCCTATCATCTATACTATCAGTACTATCTATACCTATACTATCCTTTTTATCTTTATACTCTGTATTTAATCTATCTTCTGTATTATGGTTATTCTTATTGGCTTTTATACTATACTCTGTAACTGAATTCTTTTTAGTGTCCGCAATGTTGGTGTTTTGGGTTATCCCCTTCTATATCCATCCCCTTTCGGTTAGTACGTTCATAAACCTATCCAACAGCTCTGCGGGGTTTTCTAATGTTTGAGACCCTATCCACACCTTACCATTCTCACTCTTATCCCCCTCATTGTTACTTACCTCCACTATAACACACTCTTCATCATCAATCTCTCTATGTACTATAACTGCTCCTAAACTCCCTATCCGTATGGCATAGAAACTCTCTCCCTCCATAGTGTTAGCTCTATCTACCCCCACCGCTATCTTATCCCAATTAGCTATGGTTAACCTCCTATGGCTACCAATAGAGCCGCTAGGGTTATTAGTACCCATAGTGCTAAGTTTCTTCTTTCCCATTTACTCATATCTTTAATTATTATACTACTCAATGAAAGCAGCTATCAATAAATCTTATCTCCAAAATTTTTTCCGGCCGAAAGGACAAAGGGAAACGATATACCCCCAACCCCCGCCCCTTCGATTTCTCTATTGGGTTAGTTATCATATACCCTCTATATTAAGGAACTCTTTTAGTTGATTATCATTCAATACTATCAATTCCTTAATCACCTTTTTCTTCCACCCCTTTTGAGGAGGCCATTGTACACCTATTACTTTTAATTGAGATGCTTTCCAACCTCCCTTATTTGTTTTAGCCGCTTCTATTAATTCCTTTGTTACTAATGGCATATTCTATTATTTTATTATATACCCTCATCCGGATACCAACCATACTCATCCTTATCTATACTCTTAGGTTTGGGTTTTCTTCTATGCTTAATGAACCAATAGGTATGAATACATAGTACACACGCATTTACTAATATCGTAGGGTTAGCTCCTATCCCTATACCATATACTATCCATACTATACACCCTATAGAGTTTACTACCCTTAGTTTAAACATATCCTCTATGGTGAACGATATAAGTATTAATGCTGTCCCAATGTATCCTACTATGTCTATTATCATTATAAATTTATATTATATCACTACCTACTATCTCTTTATATAACCTCTCCGCTACTATACTATTGTTTCGTTCGGTTAGGTGATTAGAGTAATGACCTTCTAACCCTTTCTCATTGTTATTATGGATATCAATATAGGATTGTATATTCTTTCTCTTAAAATACCATCTCTTATCCCCATATACCTCTCTATCCTTATCTACGTTAAACATATAGATTTTAGTACCGAATTTCTCAAAGTGTGTCAGCAGATGTTTTATTACCCCACTTCTACTCTCCATTATCTGCTTATCATATTTCAATCGGAATTCAATTACCTCCCGCATTATATCCGTCATCCCACTCTCTATCATATTAGGATACCACATTATACCATCTGATATAGAGAACCTCTCATTGTATGTTATACTCAGTATAAGATACTCAGGTGGGTTCGTAGGATACATTGGTAGAATTTCTTTTATCAGTTGTTCCTCTATTAGGTTATCTATACTCGTCGCACCCTCACCGAAATTATGGTACTTAGAATGATACTCATCACCGTATAGTTTTCTAGCTAATATCCTATGCCATTGGTTTCTTAATGGAATCGATGTATTGAGTATCTTATGGTCTTCTATGTATGAATCTCCACAAAAACAAATCATACTATATCAATTCTTTGTTAGTATATCCAAAGGTATCCATATCTTCCTTTGTTATCTCTCTTAGTTTTCCGATTATATCCCTATGCCCCTGCTCATATAAATTATGTAACATTAGATGTGCTTCGTTATGGTGATGACCTTCGTTTAACTTATTAAGAATGAATCCATATAGTGTAACCGAATACATTCTATCATTATCCTCCATTGATATTCCTATATCTTCTAATATACCAAAATCCTTTATATACTCTTCCGCAGTGAAAAAAGGATTTGTAGTACTGAAGGATATGTTAGATGAAGCTCTGTACCTATCTACTAATCTATCCCATCCCGCTCTTATATCCTCTACCTTATATATCTTTTCATTACCTACCCTATCCAAATCCCAACTCTGCGGTTGTAGATGTGAGTTATTTGATTTAGCACACTTATCCTTATACCCATCTAAGAATTTATCTAATGCCGCTATCTTGTCCGCAAATGGTATTTCCATATCCCTTACTATACCTAAGTGGTAGAATATACTAACCAATCTCTCCATTGGGTTTCTTACGAATAAAAGGGTTTCACCTTCGTGTCTATTACCCACAACTGGTATCCCCTTCCAATCTAATATACTCTTAAAGAATCCTGCCATTAGGGAACTCCCTGACTTCTCAAAAAATATTAAATTCTTTCTTAACTCAGGTATGTATATTACTTTACTCACACATTAAATGTTTATCCAACGATTGAATATAAGTAGTTCCATCTTCTAATGGAAATGTTTTAATTAATTCTTGCTCTCTATTCACTCTTTTCTTTTTCCTTTCCGCCATTTGTATAACTCCACGCACTACCACTTGGATATCCATATGTAGTTGATGTACTTCCAAATCCAAATGGTGGATTAGCTATTGTTATAGAACCAACACCTGGTGTTGTTGTAATCGTTGTTCCGTTTGTATCAGGTGTACAAGTTATTTTATATGGATTATACGGGTCTACATAATGTGGATGTTGCCAAGTAGGGAACGGGTGTGTATTTGGTGCAGTATTCGGAACTCCAAATGGAAATCCTATTGGTTCTTCATCTTTAACCTCTGCCAACTTGTCTTTTAGGGTATCCCATTGCTTTGGAGTAATGTTAAATTCATGTACTCCGTCTGTAAATCCTTTTAACCAAAGGACAAATTCTTTTGATGTCATATTGTTTTATTTAATTATTCCGTGTTGTGTCGGTTTTCCATTTTCATCAACCGCTACGAATACTATCTTATCTATTCTGATAATGGTTTTCTTTGTATCCTTATTTCTTACTTCACACGCTATCGTTACTGATGTATTACCAAATTGTACTAACTCACATCCCATCTCTATAATATCACCCAACTTAGCAGAGGATATGAAGTTCACCTCACTCATTGCTTTAGTAACTATACTTCGGGTACTCAACTGGCATATACAAAAGATTGCAGCTTCCTCATCAATCCATTTCAATACCTGTCCGCCGAATAGAGTTCCCCTCGCATTAAGGTCTTCGTACTTAATTAGTTTGCGTGTTCTGAAGTTCATACTATACTACTGAATACTCTTTTACCTTTGTGATATTAAAGCTTCTCCATCCACCTTTCTCCAAATCGAATACGGTGATGTTATCGGATGTATTACCACCTGCTGATTCTGTCTTAGGGTGATTCTCTTCAGGAATTAAATCCATCCACTTAGTACATTTCATTACTCTATCTGTGCCATCCGCCTTTGTGAATGTTACACTTACAGGTCCGGCTACTAACAATTCAATTAATTCTGCTTTATTGATTTCCATTTGATTTTATTTTTTGTTTTTTTAGTTTTTCTATTTTATAAATTTCGTACTTCCTACCAGTCTGCCTTTCACAATATTGTTTAAACTTTTCAGCATCCTCTATCGTCCCATATTGTATTTCATTTAACTGAGCAGTGAATGGTATAGTGGACGTATTAGCTCTTCCCCATTTTCTATTATTAACAGAGAAAGAAGAAAACCCTTGCCCATATTTTCTACCAACACAATAGTTAAATTTATTCATTATTCTGTAGGTGGTGTAGAGTTTTGATGTCTCATTATATCCATCATTACCTCAAAAACTGGAATTTGATATTGTGCGGCTGCCTTATCTACTTCCTCTTTCGGAAATGATTTAGCAAATATATCCTCATCATTATAATCTACCAACCAATAATCGTCTGCTTCATCAGGATGTGCCTCTATATAGGCTTCAATTTGTTTAACTACTCCTAATGCATCGTCTTGTGATAATTCTTGTGGTATAAACCATTTTTGTTGCTCTTCCATATTATTATTTTTATTTTACAATTGAAATTGAATTGATTGTATCCATTGGACGGATAGCATCAATCACATCCAACCCTTCGATAACTTTACCGAAGCAGGTGTGATTACCATCTAAGTGTGATGTACCCTGTCTACTATGGCAAATAAAGAATTGTGAACCACCGGTGTTACGACCGGCGTGTGCCATACTCAACACACCTCTATCATGAAACTGATTAGGTGCTGATACTTCACATTGAATTGTATAACCAGGACCCCCTGTTCCATTTTTGTTTGGACATCCACCCTGAATTACAAAGTTAGGTAGAACTCTATGGAAATTTAATCCATCATAGAATCCCTCTCCAATTAATTTTGTAAAGTTATTAACGGTGATTGGAGTTTCGTTATCATATAACTCTGCAATCATTACACCTTTTGCGGTGTCTATTTTTACTTTTGTTGCCATATTATTGTTTTTTATTTTATACTACTTCAACGGTTAACTCATTATCTATTAACCTTTCCGCCATTTTAATCATCTCTTCTAATCCTCCACTCTTCACTTTACACTTACCACTATTATGTACTATCATTGCACATTGTTCTGCCTGATGAGATGAATGACCACATATTCCAACTAAACATGCTATCACATGCTCAAATGAATTAACATCATCATTGTATAATACTAATACAGAGATATCAGTTTCTTTTTCTTTACTTTCTACCTTATCTTTTAAATCAGTCTGCATTTGTTCTGTTTATATTTTTTATATGCTCATCAGCCGCTTCACACTTTGCTCTATACATCTTTCGGATTATACTACCCAATTGAGAATCTGTTATATTCGTATCTATTATAATCTCTTTACGAACTGTCAATGTTTCCTTTGATTCAGAAGCCATCTCTAACATTTGTTTCTGATAGATTTTAGCGTAATCGATTTTAGTCATTTACTATCCTTTAGTTGGTGATGAAAAATAATATTCTCTTGCAACCGTCAACCTTTCAATAAAATTTCTATTTTCAATCTTAGTATCATCCCACATAGTAGATACTTTTAATTCTTTAGCCCATTCGTTAAATGTAATTCGGCTTTTAGTTTTTTCCTTTTTCATATTCTATTTGTTTATAAATGGTAATATTGCTAACTCCTTTCCTTTTGCTTCAACCATAATGTCCAAATCCAATTCGTATGTATTGGGGAGGGCATTAATAAGATAGGAATGTGCTTGTGGTTTTTCTTTTGGGTTGTTTTCATGTAATGCTTTACTTTCTGAATAATGAACTTCTTGCTTTATCCCCTCAGGCCATGTTGTAGCTGCTAACTTAAGTGCTTGCTCTTCGGATAAATCACCGGTACAAAATTGGTGGTGATGATAATCAAATACAATTGGAATGCCAGTATTCTGATGGATATACATAAGGTCTTTAACCGAATACATAGATGCCTTATCATCATTCTCTACCGTCAATCGTTTGCTTACCGATGGCGATAGTCTTTTAAAGTTTTTGATAAATCTATCCATCGCAGATTGTTTATCTCCATACACACCATTACAATGGATATTGATATTGTTAAATCGTGTCTTAGATAACCCCATCATATCGAATATCTTACCATGCAATTCTAAATCAGCAATTGCGTTTTTAACCACTTCCTCATTCGGAGAAGTTAATACAACAAATGGACCAGGATGTGAGTTAACCCTCATATTCCAAAACTTAGCGAAATCACCTGCTTTCTTTAACTCACTCTTAATCTCTTTGTAATCTTTCAATTGAGTCAAATCAATATGGTCTCCCCACGGAACAATAGTAGATGATAATCTAAACAAAGATATACCATTCATTCTATTCCACTCTAATATCTTAATGATATCTTTAGCGTTTAATAGAGCAAGTTCTGATACATAATCTAACCCCTTTGATTCGAAAGTACGTTTAACCATTGCTCGGTTAGTAGTTACTTTCTTACCCATACTCATATTAATACATGCATATCCTAAATTCATATTAATTCTTTTACGTTTACTAATATACCCAATGAGGTATTGTTATCTCCACCTTTAACTCCCATTCTAGCCTTACCACTTCTAACTAATTCTTTTAGCTTCCGTTTAAGTTCATCTTTCGCTATGATAATTGCACGGTGTTCACTTACCTTATACACCCAATAATCTGCTTCCGATGTTCGTATGCCTGATTTCTTACCTCTACTCTCATACTCAATATAGACATTACCTGTCTGTTCGGTTAATCTATCTGTTTTAACCTCAACCTTAGAATTAGTAACTATATTGTGAAACCAGCTCTCGCCTTCCACAACACCAAACTCTAAATCATATCTGAAGTCTGAATTAAATTCCATATACAAATATACGAAATTATACCCACATTTCCAAATAAAAAACCCTCAATTTTTAGGTTGAGGGTCTTAACTTATTACATTCCAAATCCACCTCCGGGAGGCATCATTGGTGTATCCTTTTCTTCTTTCTTAACTCCGATAACACACTCAGTTGTTAACAATAGGGAAGCAATACTTGCTGCGTTCTCTAAAGCCAAACGAGTTACCTTAGTTGGGTCAATGATACCGGCCGCTACCAAATCCTCAAACTTCTCAGTTCTTGCATTGTATCCATAGTTACCTATACTACCTTTAACTTCATTGATTACTACTTCAGCAGAACCTCCACCATTTTGAACAATAGTTCTTAAAGGTGCTTCTAATGCCTTTTTAATAATCTGAACACCGGTAATGTAATCAGTATCTTGTCCGATTAAATCAATTTTAGTTGAATCTTCCAATGCCTTTTGTGCTCTGATAAGTGCAACTCCACCACCTGGTACAATACCTTCAGCTACCGCTGCTCTTGTTGCGTGCAATGCATCATCTACTCTATCCTTCTTCTCTTTCATCTCTACCTCTGTAGTTGCACCAATGTATAAGATAGCTACACCTCCACTTAATTTAGCTAATCTTTCCTGCAATTTTTCTCTATCATAATCAGATGTTGCCTTTTCAATTTGAGATTTGATTAAAGAAACTCTATTCTTAATTTCATCTGCATCTCCACCACCATTGATGATAGTTGTTGTATCTTTATCAATCGTAATCTTTTCAGCAGTTCCTAACATATCGATAGTTGCCTTCTCTAATGTGTAACCTTTCTCTTCTGAAATTACAGTACCACCTGTTAAGATTGCAATGTCTTCCAACATTTCTTTTCTTCTATCACCAAATGCAGGTGCTTTAACAGCTGCAACTTTCAATGAGCCTCTTAACTTATTAACTACTAATGCAGCTAATGCTTCTCCATCAACATCTTCAGCAATAATCACCAATGGTTTATTAGTTTGTGCTGATGATTCTAATAGAGGTAGGATTTCTTTCAATGTAGAAATCTTCTTATCGTATAATAAGATGTATGGTTTCTCCATTTCCGCTTCCATTGATTCTTGATTAGTTACAAAGAATGGAGATGAATAACCCTTATCAAATTGCATACCTTCTACGGTCTTCACTTCCGTTTCTGTACCCTTTGCTTCCTCAACGGTGATAACACCATCTTTACCAACCTTCTCCATCGCAGTTGCAATCATAGCTCCAATCTCAGTATCATTGTTAGCAGATACCGTTGCTACTTGCTCAATTTCTTTTGATGTTTGAATCTTCTTAGAAATACTAGCCAATTCACTTACAACAACACCAACTGCTTTATCGATACCTCTTTTCAAATCCATTGGGTTAGCTCCCGCTACTACGTTCTTATAACCTAATGAGAAAATCTCCTGTGCCAATACGGTTGCAGTTGTAGTACCATCACCTGCTTGGTCAGCAGTTTTAGATGCAACTTCCTTAACCAATTGTGCTCCTAAGTTTTCAATTGGGTCTTCCAACTCAATCTCTTTTGCTACAGATACTCCATCCTTAGTAATATGTGGTGTACCATATTGTTTTTGTAGAATTACATTTCTACCTTTTGGTCCCAATGTTGTCTTAACTGCATTAGCTAACTTATCAACACCAGCTTTTAAGCCATTACGCGCTTCTACGTCAAATTTAATAACTTTACTCATTGTTTGTTTTTGTGTTTAGTTTAAATAATTGCAAAAATATCACTTTCTTTTAATAAAAGAAATTTATCACCATCTAATTCGATTTCAGTACCTCCGTATTTTCCGAATAGAACTACATCACCAACTTTAACAGTCAATGGTTCATCTTTTCTTCCGCTACCAACGGCTACTACTTCTCCTTGTTGTGGTTTGTCTTGTGCAGTATCAGGAATGATAATTCCACCTGCAGTTTTTTCAGCTTTCTCTGCTGGTTTCACGATAACTCTGTCGTGCAAAGGTGTTACGTTTACGCTCATAATTTTTATTTGTTTTTGTTTAATCTATTATATTCAATTACCATACCATCGTATCTATGATGACAGATTGTCAGTATAGTTATACAAAGATACGAAAAGTTTTTTAATTATCCAAATCTTTTTTGAAAGGTTTACTCCATTTTGGTTTAATAAGTTTCCACACAATGTCATCGTATGGTTTTTTATCCCACATTGAGAACATAATAGGTCTTAATGCTTCAGTTTGTTTCATAACAAATTCAGCAAACTCTTTCTTAGTTGGCTCTGGATATACATCACCATACTTTCCATATCTGAATCCATCGTGCAACTTACCAGCTCTTTCACATATTTGGAAATGAGCATACTTCAAATCTCTAATGATTTCCTTAACCCACTTATCAAATTCATCAGGTACTCTCTCTAAGAATTCATTCATATCACCCCCACTTCTTAACAACTCCCAAATATCAGTAGTTGAAAAGTTAGTAAGGATACGGTGCAATCTTACATACTCATCACCTTTGATTTTCATTCTCATTCCATTTCTGAAACGAATAACATATCCTTCCTTTGAATTAGATATTTCTCTTTTCAGCTCATCAAAGCCTTCACCGAATGTATTGTACTTAGTAACTACCTCAAACCCTTCATTAACCATTTCATCGATATTACCTTCCTCACCGGTTTCGTTATTGTAGCATCCCAATACAACTAATTTCTCAGCTCCTCCATAATCTACAACGATTCGGTTTTCAGGAAAAATGATTTCAAATAAGTAAGTGTAGCCAGGTATCAATCCAAAATGCGTATTTAACTTATCTAACATCTCTTTACCTTTTACTGCTTGCTCTGAAACGAATGAACCTCTAGTTGCGATATGCCATTCACCTTTGGTTTTTGGAGTTGGATGGAAGTATGGGTCATCAAAGTTCGGAACGATTTCTTCACAATACTCCATACCGGTTTCATAATTACCATTGAACCATATTTTATATCTTTCAGAGTATGTTAATTCTCTTTCATAGTAAAAACATATACCCAAGCTACCATCCATTTTCTCATACACATCGAACAACTCATTTGGAATTTCTTCCGCATTATGTTCTTCATAGTTAAAGAATTTAGGGAATGGTTTAGCAATTACATTACCGTCATTACCCAATACCAATCCCCTACAATTTAAAGTAATTTCATCCCACAATCCACCATATTGACAAGTACGAGAATAGTTGTAGATTGATAATGGCAAAGTTGGATGAACTTGCTTTATTACCAATCCCTTCTCTATGTAATCATTCAATATGTCTAAATCGTATTTCATAATTAAAATTTACCCCATTGGGATTTATCTCTGTTTTTTTCTGCAATTTTAAATCCTAATAGGATATCATTAAAGAATTGCTTGATTTGTTTTATCATAATTTTATATTAAATCTGTTTTTCATTTGTTCTAACTTATCAGCAGGTACACCATGCTCATTCACTCCATCATGTCTATTTTCTACAATGAGGGAATGAACTCTATAACCATACTTTTTTGCCAAATCATAATAAGAATCCATTTCCCATTCTTGTGTGAATGTGTTTGATACTACAACCGGAGAATGTTCGT